TTATATGAAAATGTAAAGATATTTGGAAACCATAAAAAAAGTTAGTACCTTTGTAATATGTCTGACCAAATAACACTTACGGGTAAAATAGCATTTGAAGTCGAGAACAAGACAAAGAAGCATAATGTACAGTCATCGTGGAAACGAATGGCTATGGTCCATCTTGATGGTGATGTAACAGATTATTACGCATGGTTCGTTAATAAGCGATACAACCTTGTTCTCAATAAACCACTTCGTGGTGGTCACATCTCATTCATTAATGATAGTATCAAGGACCTGAGTATTAATGGTACAAAAACCATTGAACAGATTGATGCAACATGGGAAGCTGTAAAGCTTAAATGGGATAAACAAATTATTCCAATTACATTAGATTTAAATCCAAAAACAGATGATAGAATCTGGTGGTTGAATATTCCACAAGATGAACGTGAATTGCTTCACGGCATTCGAGCAGAATTAGGACTTGGCCGACCATTTTGGGGTCTTCACATGAGTATTGGTTATGCAAATGAAAAAAATATCTTCCATAGTACATACATTCATGATTTAATCAAGAAAGGATTAATCACGACATGATCAATTATAAGCTATTAGACGATTCCATTAACTTTTATGAGGCTAGAGGATTCCAGAGGATAGAAAGTCCATGGACGGTCTCAGAACAGGTCGATAATATCACAAAACCAAGTGATCGTATTTCCTTCCAGCTTAAACATAACAATAAATGCTTGGTAGCATCTGGCGAACAATCTTTCTTGTATTTATACTTGAAGGGGTTTTTACCTAAAGGACAATTTCAAAGCATTACACCATGTTTTAGATTTGAAGCATTTGACTTCACTCATACAAAGTATTTCATGAAGAATGAACTGATTAAAACGGATGTTGTAACTCAATTAGAACTTACTAATATTGTTGATAAGGCATTAAGTTTTTATGAGCAATATTTTAAAGAAGGATTGAAGGTTATAACAACTGATATTGGTTTTGACATTGAAATACATGGCAAAGAGCTAGGAAGTTATGGTATCAGAAGTTGTGAATTTCTTGATTGGATTTATGCTACTGGCTGTGCTGAACCTAGAACATCATCATTAATTAAATTATATGGGATACCACAAACGAGAAATAACTAAAGGGGAAATTGGAGAATTCTCCAAGATACGAGAAGAATTTGAAGAATTAACCGATGCATATGATCAATGTGATAAGATTCTTATCATGTGCGAATTAAGTGATTTAATTGGTGCTATTGAAGAATATGCAAAACAATATCATATAAATCTTGGTGATTTAAAGAGATTTTCAGATAAGACAAAATCAGCCTTCAAGGAAGGCAAACGTTAATTAACTTGCATATTTCATTTATTATCAGTACCTTTGTTTGTACTTAAGCTTAGAAACATGGCAGATGTAAAACCACTTAGTCCAAAAGATTTGAAAAATAACATAGAAAATGTTATTCCAAGCGTTGTTATTGAAGCTGTCAATAATCTTTTAAAAGAAAATTATTATGGTAAATCTATTACTATAACACAAAAAGCTCTTATCTCAGAAATTATTAAATTGGATGATTCAATGACTAGTACTAAGTTATTGAATAAAAATTGGTTGGATTTTGAACCTCTTTTTAGAAAAAATGGATGGAATGTTGCTTATCGCTCTCCAGATAGAGATGAAAATTTTGATCCTCATTTTGTATTTACACCAGCTAAATGACGGAAAAACTAACTGATAAACAAATGCGTTTTGTTTGTGAACTTATCTGGGGAAATATACCAGCGGATAAGAATTACAAAATGGATAGAGCATGGATTGAAAAATCTCCAAACTTCAATCAAAAAGCATCAGAGATACTTGAAAGATATCCAATGCTTGATAAATCATTTTTTGCCGATACAAATAATAATTTACCTATTAAATCAGAAGTTATAAATGAAAACTGAAAAAGAAATGTTTGAATTATCATTCTTACGTCCCAAGAATTTCTTCAAATTACCAGGTCAACAACAATGGGATATTGATAAAATGTTAGGAATACTTGATTGGGAAGGGAGTGATCTTACTGATGAAGAAATAAAACGATTTAAATCACATTATGAAACAGAAACAAAAATGAAAACAATTTTTACAGAGGGATCAGAAGCTAAAGCAATCAATGTTGCTCCATTGACTGGAAATGATAAAGCACCAGCACTTGAATTGGATAAAATATATCCAATTAAACAAATAATACTGGATAGTCAAGGTAATCAACACTTAGATGTTGGTCTTGTATCAGAATTAAATTATGTAAGGAGCTGGGAAACGAAACAAGAATTACCAGATGGTGATAAAATTCACTGGTGCCATCCGTCAAGATTTGAACTAGTAACTAAAGACTAATAACATGGATGTATTGCAATTATTAGTAGGTAAAAAGATGAGGGTTATGACTGATCTTAAAGTTGAAGTAGAACTTGAAATCAAAGAAGTTATATCAGAAAGTCATTCAAGACAAATTACTCCAGATACAGCTGAAAATGATTGGTGGGGTGAAAGTCAGAATTGGAAAACATATTTGGTTAAATTTACCAATGGAGCATCTAAAACATTTGATAGTATAACTGAAATTAAAGTACTATGATCATTAATTTAACCACATCGAAATATAGTGATAACGTAATTGAAATTACGTTTCATGGTGTGAACAATGATTGGTTTACTGCTTTATTTCCTTTAGTTGATGTTGATTTGAAAAAGATGAAGGAGTTTTATATTGGACGAGATTTCTATAAAACTAAGGATAGTTATTCAGGTAAAATATTTGTAGAAGACGGAAAATAAAATTATTTTAAAATAATAAACATGGGTGGATTAGCACTAAAAAAAGCACATACACGTAGATATGAACGAGCTGAATTCGATGAAATCAGCAAGGAGCTTATTGATATCTTAAAGAAAGACTTTAAGCGTGTTGCTATGCCTTTATTTTATCGAAATAAGAAATCATTTGGTGATGCAGATTTAATCGTTTCAATGGATGATTTTAATCGTAATGTACATGATTACATAACAGAAACATTTAATCCAACTGAAATATTTCACAATGGAAATTGTTATTCTTTTGATTACAAAGAATTGCAAATTGATCTTATTACTCTTGCACCAGAGCATTTCGATTCAAATGAAATGTATTTGTCTTATAATGATTTAGGAAATTTCATTGGTAGAATAGCACAAGGCTTCGGATTAAAATATGGTCAAGAAGGTCTTTGGTATGAACACTATTACAGAGGAATGAATATTGGTCGTATTCCTATCTCAAAAGATTATAGAACTATCTTCGAATTTCTTGGATTATCTTATGAAAGATGGGAAGCTGGCTTTGATGAATTAGAAGATATCTTTGCATATATAGCAACAAGCCCTTATTTCAATTGGGAGATGTTTCAATTAAATAAATTAAATAAGATCAATAGAGATAGAAACTTGAAACGTAAATCTTATATGTCATTTCTTGAATGGATGGATAAGAACGTTGCAGATGATCAACACAAGTACGAATTTAAGGATACTTATTTGGATAAAAAAAGTGCTTATATAAATGATATTGATGATCATTTCCCAGAAGCAAGAGTAATATCTGAAATTAGAAGACTTGAATATGAAGAGTGTAAAAAACTCTATATTAAATCTAAGTTCAATGGTGGTGATGTAATGCGTAAATACAATATCAAAGATAAAGAACTTGGTGATGCTATGACTGGTTTTAAAAAAGTCATGAGTAGTATCTTTCCAAATGAATCTTATGATGATTATATCATCAGTACCAGTGTTGAAGACATATATGAAGATTTTGAATTATATTTGAAGACCCCTAAAAATTAAAGCTATGAATATGAAAATAGAAGACATACCTAAAGATTGTATCAGAACTAATTCTGGTATTTTCATGAACGTTTTTAGTCCAGAACCAGATATGTTTTGTATTGAAGACATAGCACATGCGTTAGCAGCACAACCTAGATTTGCTGGCCATCTAAATAGACATTATTCTGTTGCACAACACAGTGTATTAGCAGCTCGAATGGCTAAAAAGAAAAATAAGCTGGCAACTCTTTTACATGATAGTACTGAAGCGTTTATTCTAGATATGCCTAGCCCTATCAAAGCTAGAATGCCAGAATACAAAAAATTCGAAGGTATTTTAATGACTGCCATTGCAGATAAGTTTAAGATTCAATATCCTTTTGATAAAGAAGTTAAAAAGATTGATAAGATAATGATTCATTTGGAGTGGGATAATCTTGTTAATCATAACAACAAGAAATTCAAATGTTGGTCTCAGAAAAAAGCTAAGAGAAAATTCTTAAAAATGTATTACGAATTAATTGCTAAATAATATGAAAAATCTTATTAAAGGATTAACTATATTTTTGAAATATAAAGATGAAACTTGTCCAACACATTGTGAACATGATGTTTTAATGATAATGGGTGTTACACAAGATGAAGTCTCTCAAGAAGATAAAGACGAATTAGATACTCTTGGGTTTTTCTGGAATGATGAGTACGATTGTTGGGCATCATATCGTTATGGATCAGCTTAATTATTTGTAAAAATGATTTTCCTTTAACATCATGGTAATTATTTCATCGGATTTTTTACAATCCTCATGAAATGAAAAAATTTCTTCATCACTAAGACTACGCCATTCATTTTCAGCTTCTGTTTTAATGAAGTATTTCTTATGAAGCCATCTCTCAACCTTTAAATAATTTTCTGATTGATAGAATTTAATAAGACTGATTTTTCTTGGGTTTCCTGTTTGTAATTGCTTGATACGCTTATTAGGATCATTCTTGGTAATACCTATCTTATAGGTTTCAACTCCTTCATTATCAACTTCCAGAAATAGATATACGTATCCCATGATTTACAATAATAATGAAAAATTATTATCTAGTCAAGTCTCTTGATTCTAGTATTGCTTGATTAATATACTTAAGTAGTGTAAGACCCTTACCAGTTAAAAATACATCGGAATGATCATTGAATTTAGCTAAAACTTTAATTGGCTTGTTATCAATTCTTATAAGCTCATCTTCATGATGGGCCATTGATAACATTTTGAAGTATTTTGATTTGAAAATAAATTCCTTGGAATTGGTAGTATATTCTAAAACGAAAGCCATTCTCAATTCTTCGTTAATCATGTCATGTAATAGCTCTTTTCTTGCTTCTGGGGTATTATAATCACTGAAGTTGATACTTCTAGCCACTTCATTAAGTGTATCGTGGTTGCCAAATGTAGAAGCTGCATCGAAGTTATTGGTCCAGCTTTGAACTTGGTTCCTTGCTTTATAAATGTATGAAAATGACCCTTTGAAATCAATTGGTTGACCTTTTTCTATAAAGTATTTAACTGGAATAGTTAAACCTCTATAAACCTTTGTTTTCTCTGGAATAAGGACTTCTGGGTATTGTTTCATACAACCACTAAGTGTTTTAACAGCACGTACAAATTCTGGAGTTATTTCTTCACCATATTTGTTATCTGTGAAGTCTGAAATATCTCTAACATATGAATTTTCAATACCTGTATTAGCCTCAGTTCCACCTAATTCATGTCCGAATAGTTCATGACCAAATTTTTTGACACAAGCTTCGACTTCAGCTTCAATTAGTAGATTTTTATAGATTTCTAGAATTTTCATAAGATTCACATATAAATATTTGGAAATATTGAAATATTTACCTACCTTTGCTTCGTAATCAAAAATAATACTATGAAAAACGTAAATTTAACTGGTCTTTTTTTAGCTTTGGTAGCTAAATATGGTGTTAGCTCGTTTAAGGTTAATAGTATTATCAATAACAAGACAAATGAGCCAGTTGATGCCATTATCACGTTTTATAATGGAAATTTAACTACACTTAATCTTGATGAAGCTGAACAAATCGTAAAAGCTAACACAGGAGAAGTTAAACAATTTACTGTTAAGAAGCATAAGAATAATATACGTGTTTATATTGAATTTGTTGGGAATGATGATTATTGGAATGATGATTGGGCTTATAAGTATTAAGCTTTAAAGTCTCTCATATTAACAACAATATTATTCATAAAGCTTTTATCAACGAAAGATTTAGCTTTATTAACATTATCCCCTCTTTTAATATTGTTATTCATATGAGCTAACAATTGATTACCAGGCGATGAATTATTTGGATTCTTAGGGTCAGCTAATACGATAGATGGCATACGATTATCATAAATTGCTATATAATAATTAAATCCACTCATTAATCCTTCTGTTCTTTTTGCTGTTACTATAATATTTGATGCAACACCATTCATTGGTTGTATTTTTATAAGACCTAAAGGAACCAAGACACAAATTCCAGAATTACCTTCTGGGTATTGTTTTTCTTTTACAGCATTAATTTTATTTCTAAGTTGTGTTTGTATCTGACTTATAATCCAAGCGTCTTGTTTTTCTTTAGGAATATTGGGTAAATAAGCAGTAGGAGGAATTTGAATTGACACTATATTGTTAATAACTTCGTTAACTCTATCACCAAAATGACCAGTGGGTTCAGCCTCAGTAATAGCATATTCCAATAAATATTTCCTAAGAAGTTCTTTGATCATGACTTATTTTATCATAAATATCAAAATAAACAACAAAAAACTTGACAATTACCAAAACTTTTAGTACCTTTGCTTATATTTATTAAACAACGAAGAAATTCGATAAGAAAAACAAAATGAAAAACATTAACAACACATCAGTCCTTTTATTGTTATGTCTAGTGCTAGACAGGATGGGCTATGCTTGTTAAGTTATGATACTTAAACATGAAAGCCCATCTCCAACAAGGTGGGCTTTTTTAATGCACATGTGGCTGAGTGGTCCAAAGCAGCAGTCTGCAAAACTGTACAACCATAGGTTCGAATCCTATCATGTGCTCAAGTAATGAAAATAAGTTTCCATGGTCGAGTGGCTAGGCTGAGGATTGCAAATCCTCCTACATTGGTTCGAATCCAGTTGGGAACTCAAAATAACAAAGAGTAAAAATAGTTTTATGACAGACATTAAAAAAGATTTCCTTATTGATAGGGATGAAACAGGACGAGAGATTTATTTTTATCCAGAAACTGGTAAAAGATATTTCGTTGAATATATTGAACCAAGAAATTGGAGAGTTGGTTGGGGTGATGTAAATCCAGCAACCAAACAAATGGAAGGTGCTTATGGAATGAAATTCAAAGGTGCCATCAAAGCAGAAGAATCCATGATCACAAAAGAAAATGGATTTGATAATATAGTCGAAGGACAAGGTGCAAGTGTGGGTGATACCATTCATCAAATGCATGAAAAATGGAAACGAGAAAACGGATATGCCTAATCAAGTGAAAAAAGAAATTGAAGCAATATTATTTGAAAATGCTTTAAAAGAAAAAGAAATAAAAATCAGAGCAAAAAAAATATACAAAAGAAAAAATTGTTTAAGATGGTTGACAAGAATGAAATAAAAAAAGACTTATACAAGTCAAAAAACTTTGCAGTATTTAGCCATTACCAATCTGGTAATTTATATTATACTGTTGAAATTAATGAAGGTAAATTTCAGTTCCCTATTTCAACACTTGATAAAGTTAAATTGGATGATGTTGTAACATCTGGTATTTATGATGCTACTAATTTTCATTATAAATTTGAAGGAAAATTAGTTACAAAAATAAAAGAACCTGTTGATGGAATGGATGATTTTGAAGAAATTAAATTCGATAAGCTTTCTTCTGATTTAGGATCAACACCATTTGGTGCCGAAGTAAAAGGATCAGAATTAATCAGATGGATTCAAAAAGCGATTGATGCTGGTGAATTTATAAAGGTAGGTTAATCCTATCATGGGAGTGTAGCTCAGCTGGTTCAGAGCATCTGCCTTACAAGCAGAGGGTCACAGGTTCGAACCCTGTCATTCCCACAGTTCTTTAAAATATTGAGTAGTGCAGAGGTGGTGAAAGTGGTATACACGCTAGCTTTTTAAACGGAGGAATAGTCATCAATCCTCTACCTGATGGTTCTCATCAGGATGTCTGGTTGACTGTAATGTAGGTTCGATCCCTACCTTTTGCTCTACTCAAAAATTGGACTTTAACTCAGAGGCTAGAGTGCTACTATGACATGGTAGAAGTCGAGATTTCAAAATTCTCAAGTCCAACAAATGGCCCTTATTCACAATGGATGTGTACTTGCCTTACATGCAAGCGTAGATGGTTCGATTCCGTCAGGGGCTACTAAAAATTTAATACAAAATAACATGATTTACTTTACATGCTCATACTGCGAAAAACCAATTAGTTGCATGGCAATTGTTGTTGATAAAACACACTTTGCTCACTCAGCTTGTTTAAGTGATCTTAAGAAAAAAATAGAAGAAGATAAGATCAAAAAAGTCACAAAAGCTTGGGAAGATTCTGGTCTTTTAAATGGATTGAAAGGTAAAATTAAACCAGAATTAGCTAAATTATTTGAATGTTGCAAGTCATCAACCATTAAAGAAGAAAAAGTATAATGATGAATTTAAAAGCGGATGGTTTCACCTAGTGCATAATAAAGCACAGTGAAACATGAGAGAAAAAAAGACACTGAAACACACAATGAATAGCCAAGTGTATAACAAGGCTTTAAGACAAAACATGGGTTGCCCGATTTGTCCACCTAACAGAGGTTGTAATAGAAATAGAGATAATCACAGCCTCTCTTGGAAAGGATATCGAAATTCTCAATGGAAAGAAAATGAATAAGAACATATGTTCTTATGGGGATATGGTGAAATTGGTAGACACGAGGGACTTAAAATCCCTTGCCGTAAGGCGTAACGGTTCGAGTCCGTTTTTCCCTACTAGATGGCCCAGTGGTGCAACTGGTTAGACACAACAGACTTAAAATCTGTACAACTGTGGGTTCGAATCCCACTTGGGCTACAACATGATCACAATGGCCTTGTGGTGAAATTGGTAGACACGCCAGACTCAAAATCTGGTGTCGCAAGACGTAACGGTTCGAGTCCGTTCTAGGCTACAAATATTAATAGTGCTTACTACGTAAATTGAAATATTTGCGTGTTTATCTTGGCAATGAAATAAGTCCAAGCTCTTAAAACCAACAACAACTAAGATTGGGATTGGTCAAAGTAAGTCAATGGTAAACTGGGATACATTCAGCTATTAGTATTTATGGGAGTGTGCTGGAATTGGCATACAGCTCCGTCTTAGAAACGGAGGCCGAAAGGCTTGTGGGTTCGAGTCCCACCACTCTCACAAAAGATGGTTACAGCAAAGTAACAGGTTAAAAATTTATCTCAAAAATAAATCAGTGGTTCAATTCCATACAACCATCTTGAACTTGGCCCTCTAGCCCAATTGGTAGAGGCAATGGTCTAAGAAGCCATCCAGTGTGAGTTCGAATCTCACGAGGGCTACAAAATGTTTTAACACGTATTGTGTACTTTTCACATGTCTACCATATATTTAATATATGAGAAAAGATATAATTAAACGAAAAGACGAAATTTTAATTTGGATTTCAGAAAATAAACCTAAATCTTTCATATCAAAAGAACTTGGATGTAAACAAGATACACTTAATATCTACTTAAAAAAAATGGATATTATTTATGTTGGGAATATGTCTGGTAAGGGAATACTTAAGAGTAAGGTTAAGATGGAGGATATCTTAGCTAATAAAGTAACATTTGATTCACCTCATCTAAAAAGACGATTAATATTTACTGGATTATTAGAGAATAAATGTTTAAGTTGTGGTAATACTGGTGAGTGGAATGGTAAACCAATGACACTTGAATTGGATCATATCAATGGTGATAGTAATGACAATAGATTAGAAAACCTTAGAATTCTTTGCCCTAATTGTCATAGCCAAACTCCAACTTTCAGAAAGAAGAAAACTACCTAAATTTTTATCTAAAAGCTGAACTTGATTGTTCGGCTTTTTTTATGTATATTTGTAATATGAGAACAACATTAACATTAACAAAAAAATATTCAGTATCTTTTACTAAATATAATAGTGAACTAGCACTTATACCAACATTAATACCTAGTAGATTTGGTCATAAAAAAGAATTTAGACATTTTGGACCAATGTCATATAATTTAAGTCTTCTATGGTTAGGTATGTCATTAGGAATAACCATTACTGTTAATTAATATGATAAAGAAATTATTCGTTTTTAATTGATATGAGTGAAGCAAAAAGAGAATTTGATATTCATATATATAGACAGTGTGATATGAGTGCAAAAAAAGCTGCTATATCACTTATGAAAAATAGAGGCTACGAATTAATAGGTGATGTTGAAAAAGAACACTTCAAAAAATATGATTTAATATTCAAGAATGATAAAGGTGAAGTAATAAGTGTTGAAAATGAATATCGGGGTAATTTTAAAAAAATTCGAGATATCTACTCAACTGTTCATATTCCAATAAGGAAAAGGAATTCACAATGTGATTATTATTTCGTTTGGGGTCTTGACTATACTGAAGTTGGTTTGATTAAGATGTCTGATATCAGTAAATTTACAGATAAACCAGTTAGTGTGTATTGCACTGAAGCATTTGAATTATATGATGCTGATATTTATAAAGAAGAATTCATTGATGTACCTAAGGAATATGTAACATTTTTCAGATTAAATAAACAAGGATATTGGAAATTGAAGTATGGTAACTAAACTGGTAAATCTTAAACATGATCCATATGATGTGTATATTGGCAGAGGTAGTAAATGGGGTTGTCCTTTTACAATAATTAAAGATCGGCCAACACTAGCTAAAGAAGTAGTTGGATCAAAAGAAGAAGCTCTTGCTAAGTATAAAGAACACATCCTTGCTAGTCCAGAATTAATGGAAGCATTAGATGAGCTTGAAGGAAAGGTACTTGGTTGTTTTTGTAAACCAGAACCCTGTCATGGTGATGTGTTGTTGGAATTACTTGGACAAAAGAAACTTAAAGAACATTTTAGAAATAATCAAAAATAAAACTTGTAGGTTTCAAAAATTAGGTGTAGTTTTGTAAAAATAAAAATTAACACTTAAAATTCACAAAAATGAAAATGACAGCAGAAGAAAAGAAAGCAGAACAAAAGAAATACTATGTTCGCTTAAATGAAATCCTTGTAAAAGTACAAGATGGCGAATTGACAGCACGTGCTGGAGAAAATGCAATTGAATCACTTAATGGTGAATTCGAAAACTTGAATACAAAAGCATCAGTTTGTATCATCGAAGCAATGACTGATGAATATGCTAACTTTGACGAAAACTCAAATTGCTAATAATAGGATCAACAGCAAGTAAGTTAAGAGAGCCAGAAGACTTAGATGTCATCGCTACTCCATTTGAAACATCTAAATTAACAGGTGTTGAGGCAACTGATAGATTTTATTCAGTTATAAAAGATGGAAAAAGAACTGATATATTTGTCGCTCATCCCAATTCAACTGGAGAACGTTATTTAAACTATTGTAATGCAACTACCTCTGAGGTAGTTGCACCATTAGATGTTGTTTTAAGTATCAAGAATAGTCACAAGTATATTTATCGAGGCAAGTTTAGAAAATCATTTAAACACTTGATGGATTATTCAGAGCTACTTAAGATCACTAAATTAACACCAGAACTTACTGAGCTATCAAAAAGTTGGGGAGAAGAATTTATTCTATCCTTTAACGAAGCTGAACTTAAACGACTTCATTTACCTAAATTAAAAGGTAAAGATAGTACGGTATTTTTCACTGATAAGGTTAAATATTATTATGAACATGACTCAATTCATGAGATAATGGCTCATTATGATAAACCAATGTATTTGAGAACAAAGATTGACGAAACAGTTGAATGTCATAAGTCTCTTTTTGAATCTCTATCTCATGAGGACAAGATTAAACAAGTTCTTGAAGAGTGTTATGTAATTGCTTTGGAAAGATGTCTTTATCCTCTTATTAAAGGAGAGTCAAATATTCCAGCCTTTACACATAAAGATGCTTTCAAGTATGCGTTGGTAAGAGTCTCAACAAATTTAACTGGTGGATGGTTTAGAAAATTCTCAGCTGATAATTTTTCAGATATCTTTGCTTCTTATGATGAAGGATATGGTATGAAAGGACTCTTGAATCAAGATAAGCTGAGACTCTATGTTAAGACTAATTAAATAAAAAGCTTGCTAGATATAAAATAATTTAGTATATTTGCAATATAACAAAAAACAAAAACCAAAATTTATGACAAACACCAAAACAGAAACCAGTGTTAAAAATGGTATCAAAATCATCAAGACTGCCATTAAACAAAAAATCTCATTATCAGAAGCTTCAAGAAAAGCTAACTTCGGAAGAAATTATGTTTCTGACATCAAAGCAAGAGTTAAAGCTAACTACAAAAACAAAAATGTTAGTAGAGAAACTTACACAGAATTTACTTCTTTGATCAAGACTTATTCTTCTAACTAAAAAAAAATTGCCAAAAGACTTGCTTTTTAATAAAATAGTTAGTACCTTTGTGTAACATTTAAAAGAAACGACATATTTATTAAGACAAGGGGAAACCCACAAGACTAAAAACAATGAAAACAGTTAACAACATATTTGATTTTGCATTTTTTGCAGCCGAGGCCGATAAAAGCCAAGGAAGGTCAACTATTGTCAAAAGTTAACGAAAACGTTATAATTAATTTGATAAGAAAGGTTGGCCGAAGTCAACCTTTTTTTTTTACATATATTGCAATGGAAAAATGGAAAAAAATAAAAGAAGGTAATTACGAGGTTTCAACTCTTGGTAATCTTAAAAACATTAAAACAGGAAAATTAGTTAAAATACATAATGATAGTAAAGGATATAAAATAGTTGGTTTGTACTTCAATGGAAAACGAAAAACTTGTATTCTTCATAGATTGATAGGTGAAGCGTTTATTGAAAATCCAGATAATAAACCATTTATTGATCATATTAATAGGGTAAAAAATGATAATAGAATTGAAAATTTAAGATGGGTAACACATCTAGAAAACATGAAAAATCAATCAAGAGGTCATATTACAAAGGAAATGATACAAATAATAATTGATTTGTATAACAATGGACATAGTAATGATTTAATTGAAAAAGAAATAAATGGACTTTAAGCTAATCTGGTGAAAGCGCATGTCTGAAGAACATGAGAGCCCAGTTCGAAACTGGGAAGGTCCACAACAACGTTATTTGACATATTGGATTTAAGGAACTTTAGCTCAGAATGGTAGAGCGAGACCCAGTTAGGGTCTGCGTCCCAGCTTCGATAACTGGAAGTTCCACTAATCATCCTTTCGTCTAGTGGTCTAGGACACTGCCCTTTCAAGGCGGTAACACGGATTCAAATTCCGTAGGGATGACCTTGACTTTTTTGTACCTTGCCGTATATTTAGTATATGGCAAGACAAGAAAGAAAATATCATTACATCTATAAAATTACATGTAATGTAACAAATAGATATTACATAGGAATGCACTCAACAGATAACTTGAATGATGGTTATTTTGGTAGTGGAAAACGACTTTGGTTTAGTATTAACTATCATGGTAAAAAGAATCATACTAAGGAAATACTTGAGTGGTTACCAACAAGAGAATTATTGAAAAACAGAGAGAAGGAATTAGTGACAAAAGAGTTGATTGGTGAAGATTTATGTATGAATTTGAAGGAAGGTGGAGATGGTGGATTTGTTAATGAAGAACATAAACATAAATTTATTACATCAGATGGTCCTAAAAATTTCGCTATAAGATTTAAAAAGGATAAATTATTTGGAAATAGAATAAAAAAAACTTTGTTGGAGAATGTGAAAATTGCTCATAAAAATGGTAAAATTAAGTATGATACCATGACAGGGAAAAATCATAGTATTGAAACAATTGAATTGATGTCTGAATCACATAAAGGTAAACATAATGGAAATAAAAATTCTCAATATGATACCTGTTGGATTACGAAAGAAGGTGAACATAAAAAAATAAAAAAAGAATATATTAATTCGTTTATAGAACAAGGATGGATTAAAGGAAGAAAATAACTAAAGAATTATGAAGAAATTTTTAATATTATTGAAATGGAAATATTCAAGATGGATTGTTAAACGTAGACATATTAGATTTCATATACTTCTTGTTAGAATACATTGGATACAAGAATTAGAAAATTTACCTCAATATAATCTAAAGGAATTAGGTAATTTAAGATATTCTAAATTGAGGAAGTTATTTATCAAGGAATTTCCTAATGAATATATTCATAACCCATTTAAAGACTAATAGGAAAGACTATTAAATGCTCCCATCGAATAGTGGTTAGTTCGTTTGGTTTTCAACCAAAAAACAGGAGTTCAATTCTCCTTGGGAGTACAAGTATTTATAATTATGAAATACAAATGTGATAATAAACGCCATCTAGTATGTGTTCCGTATTCAATCGAGAACTTACATGAAATGGCTAAGGAATTAGGAATAAAAAAATGTTGGTTTCATAAAGATCACTATGATATACCAAAGAAAAGAATTGTTGAGATACAATCTAAGTGTGAAGTAATAACACCAAGAGAAATACTTGCAATAATTAAAAATGCTGCGTTTGACTAGCGGTCTAGGTCGCCATCCTTTCAAGGTGGAACTCGTAAGAGTATCATGGGTTCGAATCCCATACGCAGTACTATATGGAGATCACTACAATGATCAAAGTAGAGGCCATGAAAAGCATTTGTAGATGTTCTAGTGGTCAGAGATGTTCGTCTAGTGGCCTAGGACAGCCCCGTTGAAGGGGCAAACACGAGTTCGAGTCTCGTACATCTTACAAGTGTTTTTGTTGTGTCAATCCGAGCAGTAAAAAATCAACGTAATCGGATTAAATGGAGAGTTAGTAGAGCTGGTTACAATATTTGCCTGTCACGCAAAAGGCCACGGGTTCGAATCCCGTACTCTCCGCTTGGTTCTATGAGCCCACTGGGTTGGGAACTAGATTGTCGATCTAGGAAGAATGAGGGTTCAACTCCCTCTAGAACCGCCAAAATTAAAATGGGGTGTTGCACAGGCGCAGCCAAATATCCTTGCAAGATATTCTGAAAAACAGGGTTCAATTCCCTTACGCTCCACTAAAAGGATGGTTGACAACCAAACACTCGTCTAGTCAATGAGTGGTTCTTGTTATTAAAATGGATGTGAGGTCAAACGGTTAAGATGTCTGCTTGTCACGCAGTATGGAGCGAGTTCAACTCTCGTCACATCCGCAAATTAACAAATACAAAAGTTTCCGAATGGTAGTAGGAACTAAGTGAGATGGAAGTTCGATTCTTCCTCTAGGTTGGGTTCGAATCCAACTATGACTGCAAAATTGGGAGATAGTATAATTGGTTAGTACGCCACCTAGACGGGTGGAAAAGTCGAGTTCGAAACTCGCTCTCTCAACTAGTGGTGTAGTGAAATGGTATCACAATGTAAAAGCTAATCTGTTAAGATTACGTTCAGCAATTAAACTAGCCTCTCACGCCAGAATTCTAGGTTCGATTCCTAGCACCACTGCAAATAACACATGATTAAAATACCTAGTAATGGGAAAGTTAGAAAAAAAGAAAGCCAAGCTTCAAGAAAGAATCCAATATTTAGAAAATGAAATGATTTCAGCTCTAACTAAAAAGACTTCCACTACTAAGGAAATTGATGTTGCTGGAACACAAAGAAAGATAAGTGAATTACGAAAAGAATTAACTCTATTAAAATGATAAGTCAAGGGGGCAACAGCTTGGACGCACCAAGCAGCAACGTATAGAATTACGTAAGCTACAAATAGGATCGAAGCATGAAAGAAAGCTTCAAAAATACTCACAAGGATTTAATCAAATCTTCATCTTCTTTATACAATCACATCGAAAAGGTATTCTTACTTTTTGTGGTAGTGATATAAATCCAATTCAATTTGATGTGAATGAAATTGAAGGTAAAAACGTATTCAGAAAATACGACAATGGAAATTACAAAGACAATATCGTTATTAAAACCAGACACCCTAACATAGTTAGAAGTGTTATAATTGGTAAAAAATCTTGGGGTCTTTGGGTAAATGAATGGAGTGATGGAATTGTTGAAGGTTCATTCAGTAAAAGAGAAATTCTTGAAGAATTTTCAAAAAACGGTATAATCATACCAGAATCATTATTAAATGATTTTAATAATAGAATTTATCGGAAATTGGGTTCAAAATCTTGGTAATTTTAACCTTTTAAGTGATATTTATAGTGAAATACCATTTAAAATGAAGATTAGCCACATATTTCAAGAAATACTTAATGAGGATTTTAAATCACAAAGTGCCAAGTTTATAAAACAAGGTATCGATCCAGAAGTGGTTAAAAATTACGTTGACAAGTTTAAGCATATCAGAGATAAGAAGTTCAAAGAAATGTTTGATACAGATTTAGATATTTCTGTTGCTCCAGATAAAAGAAACAATATCGATTCTTACACAGATTTTCATGATCTAGAACAATTAGTTGATTATGTTGGTGGACGTAGACAAGGTGTATCAACCTTTGGTAGTGGAAATGAACAAATAGAAATTGATGCCAAGCCAGTTTATAAAGATGAAAATTTTGAAGTGTATTATGCTGATACACCAAGAGCTTGTATAAAATATAAGGGTAAATTTCCTTATTCTTGGTGTGTAGCTAGATCAGATTCATCCAATATGTTTTATACATACAGATTCAAGCCATATGAACCAGCGTTTTATTTTGTCAAGAATTTAAAGCTTGCTGAGAAAGAATTTGGTGTTTGGAATATGACTAAGAATGTATTTAAAGGTCAATTCAAATATCCATATCACTTTTTCGTTATTCAAGTTCCAAAGAATGCAAAGATGGATGATTTAGAAACACAACAATATTTTGTTACATCGGCAAATAATGATGGTGATAAGCAATTAAGCTGGAATGAGATTCTAGGAATAAACCCTAAGCTTAAAGTTATTAGAGATGTGTTGGTACCTAAACCATTTACACCAGAAGAAAGAGAAAAGAATGAAAGATTTAAAAATGGTATTAGTGATCAAGAATTTGCGAAGCTTAGTTATGAAGATAAACGAAGCTACTTAGATATCTATCCTACAATTGCAAGACCAATTACTTTTCGTCAATTGACTAATTTACCAGATGATTTATTAAACTTATATGTTTCTTTTGGTATTGGATTGGATGATAAACAATTTGAATTTATTAAACCTAAAAAAGATATCTTAAAACGCTATACGCAAATCAGTAAAAAGAAATTGGAAGAGTATCTTAAAAGAGATGGTAGAGAGAGAAGACAACTTAAGATGAATTTTACTGAATTGATAATTTTATCTGATGAAGATATTAGATCATATTTAGAGAGTCTAGATCAAAAAGAAATAAATGCCTTTGTTCATACCTTTGGTGAAGACAAGCTTGAATTTTTGCAAAAACACTTACCAAATAAATTCACAGAAGAACATAAATCAATAGGAAATTTATTGAAACTAGCTAATAATGGTAATGAAGAAGCGTATGAGAAAATAAAATCAATGATACCAGAAGATGTTGATGTGACATTTTATAATGGTTATATAACTTTTGATACATCAAGTTATGGTAGTTATTTGAAAAAACATATGGATTCATCAGTATATGAATTATTGGAAAAATTAGATTATGATACTTGGAATAGCAATGGATATAATTATAGTTATTATGATGGTGATAGTGATAGATTAGATGAAGATTATGAATATTATCTTGAAACATTTATAACTAATCATAATGAATTTGCGGATCAATTTAAAGCATATGGTTTAGGATGGGATAAAGAAAGTCTTAAGGATTTATTGGAAAGTTATAAAAAAGTTGATGAAATTAAAGGTGAAATAGATTCTAAATATTCTGAAGCTAAAGATGAAGGAGAGGAAAAAGCTTGGGATAAAATTCGTAATAGCATAAAAGCGATCATGTATTTGGATAATGATGATACTGATTTAAATCTAAGAATAGGTCCATTTATCATGGCATTAACTAAAGAAAATATCTTTAGTACTGATAAGCAATTATTTATTGATAACCTTATTTCACTAGCAGATGAAATACTTGAAGGTTATGATGTTCCAACAAATTATGAAAGTGTGTGGGAAGAAATAAGTGAAACTGGGAATAATAACATGGAAATCGATAATGACTCCATTTATAATTCAATTGAAAAAGAGGTAGATAATGCACTCGAAGAATTATCTTCAGATGATGATTCAAGTGATGAAACGAATGATGGTGATTCAGAAGAAGAAACTAAGTTGGTTAAATTAAAGAGTCAAATAATTCTTTTATTAAATGATACATTAAAACGATTGGGTCAAGACCCAACCAGTAGTAGAATTGAAAACGAAATAGCGATAATTGAAATTGATAGAAAGAAATTTCAATTAGATGGTAAGGTTTTTATTAAATTCACAGATAAACAACACGGTGAATCACGTGAGGGTTATATACCTATCAAGGATATACCGAGTTATTTTACCAATCATAAGCTTTTTGAACAAGTTAATAGGATCAAGAAGCTTATACGATATTAATTTGTTTATTCGAAAATTATTTAGTACCTTTGTTTCATGAAAAAGAAAATCCTTCAAAAGATCGCCAATAAGATGGTGAAACGAGTGGAAGAAGCCACCGATCCAGAACTTCTAGCTTTTTATTACGATAGAGGTGTTTGGTTTAATGATTTTTGTATCAGTTATTTTGAAATCTATTTGGATTAAAAATAAATTTGGTAGATTCAAAAATCTTTTGTACCTTTGTGCTCTGTTAGAGGAGCATTTGGTTCCTCAAAAATATTAAAAAATAATACTTGACAAAGCGTAATTTAGTTAGTAACTTTGCAAAGTAAATATGGGGGATTAGCTCAGAATTTGGTTAGAGCAGTAGTAATACAGGTCGGTGGTTAGAACCCATCATCCCCCACTAGTTCATTGACATTTTAGCAATTAAAAATAATAAAGATTCATTTCTGCAATTAGAAACTATAACGGTCCTAAGGTAGCGATCTCTCGGTAATTCGAATAGCGACAGCATGATTATCAGACAGGGATATGTTAATTCATATTCTGAGTACTGAGGTAGGTAAAGCTTAGCAATAAGCACGAATATCATGCGTTCCCAGTGGCGTAAAATATTAGCGGAAGCTAAGGGGTTGGTCAAACGAGGTAGACTCTCGGCCCTAAAAAATACGTTGTACGGAGGCCACAATCTGTTCTTGGATGTTTAGTCCACATCAATATGAACATGAATCTGAAATAAAACAAACTGATAAGGGAACTTGCCGTTAAGTTGGCTGTGCGTGATAGCACGAAAGGATAACGTAAGGGGAGACATGGTGTATAACTACTGTGGAACAAAGTTATGAGGCAAGACTTCAAATACTCCACGAAAAGCAATGCGACTGCTCATAAGCCACCATGAATCTGTTTTAAAATTGGCAGAGTGATTGTAAGTTTTCACACTCTTTAAATTTTCGGGGAAATACACCGATTAGCCAACTACGATTGTAAAACAAACGTTAACTCAGCAATGAGACGTAAAGATGTTCGGAGCATCTGCAATCAAAAAAAACAAGGTTTATAATAATAGTAGTATTCACGTAGCTTTTACGGAGTGATATGAAACAAATCCAGTCTTAGCGGAATGGAACTCTCAAGAGTAGAAAAAAGATGAGAGAGTATAGTAAACCTAGTGTATTCGGGCTGTCCATGGCCCTCGTATTGTTTCAGCGGTGATACGTTCTAAGATACATCTTGGAATAGTTTATGGTGGAGGTAGCCATCCCATTAGTAGCAATAAACTAAAAAAACAGAGACTTCTGGGGCTGATGTAAATGGTCAGCAAATGGTGATGTAGCTCAGTTGGTAGAGCAATAGACTGAAAATCTATGTGTCGCTAGTTCGATTCTAGCCGTTACCACTGGAAATTCAACCGTATTGGCCCGAACACTTGTGTTTGTCTTTGGAATAAGACCTTGGGGTGCATTACAGCGGAAATGGTGGTTGTGACCAGTGATTCTGGATTAATCTCACAACTAAATTGGGGAGGTAGCACAGTTGGTTAGTGCGATTGGCTAGAACACCGCAAATCCCAGCGGAAAGAGAACCGAGTCAGCTGCAACTGGCGTTAGGTGAAGTAGTACAGGTTCGAATCCTGTGAGCAGCTCATGAATAATTTGTTTGACATTTCTATTGGAGAATGTAGATCATCATTATCATTCTTAAAAATGGGTGATTGGTTTGATGTTTATATCCTAGAATTCTCAAATAGAATTACTGGTGAAAAAATAGGATTCTTTTATTCAAATCCAAACGATTCAGATGGGATTTCATCAATCATGGGTTATGGTCTAACAAAAGATTTCATTGGTAAAAATCTTGGTGAAGATTTTCTTATTGAAGCTCTTTCTTTTCTAATTGAAAACAAGCATACTAAAGCTATTTCTTGTTCCAACATATCAATGAATAAGTTTAGTAAAGCTCTTTGGGAAAGATTAAAACTAAGACAAGAACTAGTTATTGAGGATGATGGATATGTATCTATAATGAAATTTAACATGTAATTGTTTGAATTAATAATTTTTTTCATTACCTTTGCGATATGGATTGTAACACATTAGTTAGAATAGAGCCTGATGGACGTAAGGTATGGAAACCAAAAAAGGTTTTTAATACTCAAGATGAAGCTATTGAAGCAGCAAAAGCCTTAAACAGTTTAGATCATAGAATCAATAAAGTTGTTCCATATCGATGTAAGGTTTGTCATAAATACCATTTAGGGCGAAATGGAAAAGAAATAAAAGAGAAGGATCGAGAAAAATTAAAAAAACAACAAATAACATTTAAACCACAAGTTAAAGAACCAGATTTTAAGGTTATCGGTTGGATAGATTTAAGTAAAATTAAATATTGATTTTTAAACATATTGTAGTATATTTATTTAAATGAGTAGAAAAAAACGCAATAAATTCTTCTTCAAGGAAAAAGAGATCATTCGTCTTAAAATGAATGCCGATCAAATCCGTGATTCTATCCGCAATCAAGGTTGGGTTGAATTGGAAGAACCTATTCATCATGGCTATAATGCTGAATGGACCCTTCGTGATGATATCTTAAGACGTGATGATTCAGCTGCGTATAAAGAGGCTTTAAATACTTGTAACGATAGAATCTGGTCCAAGAACCCAGACTTCAAATACAAGAATCGTAAAACCAAGCGTTGGGAAATCATTAAGCCAAAATTGAAGAAGATCAATAAGATGACTTATGATAATCTTTCAGCAACAGCTAAGAAGTTCTTCTACGAGGATACATCTAAAGAAAGAAGATACTGGAGATATGGTTATACTGACAAATCATATATCTGTACCTTATCATATGAATTGGTTGTGAAGATAACTAAATCATTTATCACACATAGAAGAGAACATGATGGTGTTCTTTATCAAATGGATGCTGAGAATGAAAAGATGCTTTATCAAGTTGCTAATGGTCATCCTTGGACTGGAAATAATTATCCTAAATGGTATCGTAAGCATGAGAATAAAAAGATCAAATTGAAAGAAGAAAGAGATTTGCTTGAATCAGTAAAAGGTTACAATGTTTCCGCTTAAGAACTATAAATACGAAATTCCAATTGGGAATGAATTAGGTGCCTTTGGTGTTACTCGTAAACACGATATACATACTGGTGTTGATCTTTATTGCAATGAAGGTGATGAAGTTTTCGCAATAGAAGATGGTGAAGTTGTAGCAATTGAATGGTTTACTGGTGAAAAGGTTCAAATGCCTTGGTGGAATAATACACAAGCAATTGCAATCAAAAGTAGGTCTGGAACGATCAACTATGGTGAAGTTATTGCCAACGAAACACTGAAGGTTGGTGATATAGTAAATGAAGGATATTTATTAGGTAAGGTGGTCCCAGTTCTTTTAAAAGACAAAGGCAAGGTCCCATCAACTAGTATGCTTCACTTGGAACTCTATAATAAATATGAAGGTGATTGGGCCTTATGGTCATTAGGTGAATCCCAACCAGTTAACTTGGCTGATCCAACAAGTCTTTTAAAAATGCTCCTGTAGTATAGTCGGTTAGTACACTACCTTGGTAAGGTAGAAGCCCCAATTCGAATTTGGGTGGGAGCTCAAATCCAATTTGTTTATTCAGATTTTTTTTAGTACCTTTGTTCTATGGAACCAAAGAGTCTCTGGGAAATTCTTGTCCCAACCATATCTAATGAAGGTAAGCCTTATAGAACCCGATATCACAGAGTATGGGATGCTAAGGTAAGAGCATTAGCCAATGGCTTGACAATACTTACTCCAGCAAAGGGACAATGGATTTCACCAATAGGTGAACTTCATGCTGAACGAATGATTCCAGTACGCATTTATTGCACCAAGAGTGATATTGATAAGATCATTGATTTAACTATGACTTATTACAATCAATTGGCAATACTTGCTTACAAGATATCAGATGATGTAATCTTAAAACACAAAAATGAAAACATTAACTAGAACAGAAGTTGGTAAAGCCAGCAAAGATTATCGTGAAATGCTTAAAAAAGAAAAGCATCATAAACACGAAATAATTGAAGACGAACATGGTACTTATCGTTGGAAAGCTAATCCAACTGTTAGGGATTTAATTGGTGGCAAACTTAATTTAAACGATATTTGGATATTGTTTAATGCAATGGGTTATACTAAGAACTCAGAAGTTATGCGACAAATGTATCGTGACATGGGTTACTCTTTGTCTGGATACTGGGAGATTTTTTATTGGGAAATGAATAATGAAAACGCTGATGAGTATGTTCCTAACCCATCAGCATTAGGAAGACAAATATGAGTATATCAACAAAATATGGAAGAACCTATCACTATGACTTCAGTCCTGGTACGACCTCCGATGATCGGATAAATCGTAATTGGCGTGAAGAAGTGAAATCATTTAAGACCATACTTCATACTGAAAAGATGGATGGTGAAAACACTTGTTTATCACCATTAGGTGTATTTGCTCGATCACATGCTGCACCAACACTTCATCCTTGGGCCAATCACCTAAAGATAAAACAAAGTGTTATGGCAACTGATTTGAAAGAAAATAATCTTGAAATATTTGGTGAAAACTTATATGCTATTCATTCAATTATTTATCCACGATTAGAAGAACACTTTTATGTCTTTGGAGTTAGGATACTAGATAAATGGTTATCATGGGAAGAAACAAAATGGTATGCTACCATGTTTGACTTGCCAGTTGTTCCAGAGTTATTAATTCAAGGTACTCAAGATACTGATCTTATTAAACAAACGGTATTGGATTTAGCTAGCAAGCCAAGTGTATTTGGATCAATTCAAAATAATACCAATCCACCAATGGATTGTACACGTGAAGGAATTGTAAGTAGAAACATTGAAGAATATGATGTTGATGCGTTTGCTAAGAATGTATTTAAATATGTACGAAAAAATCATGTACAAACAGATGTGCATTGGAGCAAAACAATAACACGAGCAGTTCTTAAACACGAATTGGAAGCAAAAAATAAATAATATGGGATGTCATACTTGGTTCTTTACTAAAATAGAACGTACAGCTGAAGAAGCACGAAAAATTTGGATTAATGATCATAAAAAATGGATGGATAAATGGAAAGAGATTTGTGATAATCCAAATGATCATGCAAGAGTTACATACAATTGGTCACAAGAATATTGTGATTATCATCTAGAAGTTAGAAAAAGACAATTGAGACTTGTTGAAAATGGCTTCTGTATGCAAGCTGTGTTTAATAAACAACCAGATGATGAAAATATTTTATATCGTTATGTAGTTGGTAAAGGATTATTTGCTGATAATGGTAAATTACCTCATGATATTTTTAGAAGTAAATATACTGAAGTACAATTATTTTCATTAGATCAAACACTAAAGTATATATCGGATAATAAAAATGCTTTAGCATTTCATATGTCAGAAGAAGACACAATACAAGCACTAACTAAATTTTGGAATGAGTATCCAAATGGAATGATTGAATTCGGATGATGACTAATAAGAAACAAATAAGAGAGCAGTTTAGAACAGCTGTTTTTAAAAGAGATAAAAATATTTGTCAGGTCTGTAAAAAGAAACATACAGATACTGAAGAATTGGATGCTCATCATATTACAGATCGGAGTGAAATGCCAAATGGTGGATATGTAAAGGAAAATGGTATTACGCTTTGTAAAGATGAATGTCACATGAAGTGTGAACGGTTTCATATTAGTGGTGGATTAGAATGGAATGAAGGTTTACATCCAGATGATCTTTATAAAATGATTGAAAGTTCAAAAGAATTAGCATTTGAAAAAAGTAATGAATTATGAATATAGCTGTTGCTAAAATAGTAAAAAAATGGAGAATACCATATCATGTACCAGCTAGATATGGTAGTGCTGTTTGTTATCGAGTATGGAAAGATAATGAATTAGTATATGATGGTGTTGATCCAAATTACAAACGATTAACAAAGAAACAAGTAATTAACTGGGTTAAAAAGAAATATGATTTCATTGTAGTTGAAGTTAAAGATTATGGTGCATTATATACATAATTTATGAGTTGGAAATTTAAATATTACGATGTAAATACTGGACCCAATTGGGAAGCCATAGAGAAGAACTGTGAGTGGTTTCGTGATATGAAAGCTATTCCACAAGATGCTATCTGGCATGCTGAAGGTGATGTTCAAATTCATACCAAGATGGTATGTGAAGCACTCATTAAGCTACCAGAGTTTATTGAACTGAATGAAGCTAGTAAGCACATTGTATTCACGAGTGCATTGATGCATGATATCGAAAAGCGTTCAACAACGATGGAAGAAGAACGTGATGGACGAATATGTATCACAGCACCAAGACATGCAAAGCGTGGAGAATTCACAGCTAGAATTCTTTTGTACAAAGAATATGAGTGTCCTTTTGAAACGAGAGAAATTATTTGCAAGATGGTTAGATGGCATGGCAAGCCTCTATACAGTCTTACTGATTCTGGAGTGGAAAGAAGCATAGTTAGTATTTCAATGCAATTACCAATACATTGGTTAGCTATGTTATCTAAGGCTGATATTCTTGGTCGGATATGTAATGATGAAGCTGAGCAATTGGAAAAGATTGAATACTTCAAATTGTATGCAGCTGATTTAGAGTGTTTGTATGGTCCAAGAAAGTTTACCAGTGAATTAAGTAGATTCACTTATTTATCAGAAGGTGGTTATTTGAATTATGAACCATTTGATGAAACTAAGTTTGAAGTTGTGATGATGTCAGCCTTGCCAGGTTCTGGAAAGGATACTTATATTGGTAAGCATCTTGATGGATATGGAATTGTAAGTCTTGATGGTATCAGGGTTGAGCTTAAGGTTAAACCAACAGATAAGAAAGCAAATGGTACTGTAATTCAAATTGCAAAAGAACGAGCAAAAGAATTCATGCGTAAAAAACAAAACTTCGTTTGGAACGCAACAAATATAACAAAAGACATGAGAGGTCAATTAATTGACTTATTCAGATCATATGGTGGACGAGTAAAGATCATCTATATTGAGGTTCCTTATAAAACACTAGTGAGTCAAAATAGAAATCGAGAAGCAATGGTTCCTTTGGTTGCAATTGAAAAGATGATTACAAAACTAGAACCACCATTGTTAGATGAAGCACATGTGATAATTAATGAAATTAATTCATAAAAATAAATGGTTTATTTTAAAAAAATAAAAAGAAAGTTTGATGGAGATAAATTTTTCTTTTGGTATCTAATATTTCTTTTTTTGGTTGTATTAGGTTTGTCAACACAAATACATTAACTCATGGATATGCAATATGAATTAGAATTTGAAGAAGGAATAGATTTTGATAAGATTTATATCGATCAATCTATTTTCATAACTGATGTTGCTGATCGTAGGATAAGTTCTGCTTATACGGCATATGGAATTCAGTGTATTGATTCTCAATATATACACTTGATTCGTAATATGCAATATAAGGTTAAACAACTATATAAGATTGATAGACGAGTTTCTACATACTGTGATATAAAAACTCGTAAAGTACATGAAATGTATCTTAGTTATCATACTTATTATGATCCTATTGAATTGGATTATAGATGGGGTGATGTTCGTGTAGAATGGGAAAATGGCAATATTGTAGATTTTCATTATGGTGATCAACCTGTATTTGATATTAAAACCAGAAGATCAAATCCTGATCAATTAAGAAAAGAAATAATTGATAACCCTCATCTTCATATAATGATAAAAGAGAATCTATTGTCAAATTTAAATAGCATTGAACAAGATGGAGTACTTTGAAAATATAACAGAACCTAAACCAATACATGGTGCTAAAGGTCAGTATCGTGAATTCATTGGTACATGGAGTGAAGACTTAACTTATTCTGGTGATCGAATGGGTTGTGATATTTATTGTGCCCAGTGTAATCATTGGAATACTGTTAAAGGAACATCTATCTTATTTGAATTTATGTCTTGTAAAAATTGTAAAGTTAGTTTTAGAAATTAATAATTTGGTTATATGAAAAAAATTCATTACCTTTGTTAATTAACAAAATCAATTGATGAGAAACTATGGCTTGGGTAATCGAATTACTCCCTATAAGGATAGAGAAATAAACTTGGATAAGCCAGTTTGTGTTTATCGATGTCTAACACGAAAAGGTGTTGTTTATTCTATATTACAGAATTCTGTAGTAGTTGGACATACTGATTGTATCATGCTACGTGATGTAAAATTTGTAGTATCTAAAGTTGGAAATAAACGTGTCAGACAAACGAAAGAAAAGAATGTACATGCATTTGCTAAAGGCATTATAACCAAACAAGGTGGCATGGCCACAACAGCTGAAGAATGTGAATCACGAAATGAACAATTACCAGCTATCATAACATATAATCCATACAACTATGATTCTTTTGTATGTAAAAATTTAACCAATAAACCAATAAAAGTTTTAGGTGCTAGATTTGCCGTTTTAAACAAATATGGTTTATCTGGTACATATCTTGAAACTAATCCAAAATAAAATGTTGAAACTATTTGCTAAATCACATACAGTTAAAAACTGGACCAAGATCATATCAACTAAGTATAATGATATTGAATTTCTTGGTCGAGCTGATGACGTTGCAACAATACTTGGTATAACATCTAATACCGAAAAAGCTAAAATTGCAGAAGCTTCAATTGAAGCCTTTGGTCAATCAATTGGTATTAGTTCATTTGAAGATGCTTGTGATAAATTAGGTATTTCAAAAATACTTCCTAATTTTGATTGTTTTAATGGTAAGAAATTTTTAGCTGAATATCAATTAACAATCATTATCAAAGTATTAAATGAAGGTTGGTATCCTAATTGGGAGGATGGTAATGAAAACAAATACTTTCCATATTTTAACCTCAAAGGCGGTTTTTCGTATTATGCTGCTGATTGTCATAATACTCATACGGCTGTTCCATCGGCCCTTTATTTAAAATCTGAAAAATTGGCTGTATTCTGTGGCAAAAAATTTATTCATTTATATAAAGATTATTATCAATAAAATTTGGTAGATTGAAATTTTTTATGTACCTTTGTAATCATCTAAAAGAAAAATATGAAAAATCAAACAATTAGTAGAGACAACCTTAAAGAAATTTATAACATTGCTTGTTCTGGTTGGAAAACCAAGATTGAAGATTATGCTAAAAGAAATCCATTTGAAAATGAAATTTCTTTTACACAATCTGAAGTTGATGAGATGTTTAAAGCATCTGATGAGAAGCAAACTAATGTTTTGAAGAAATTTTTCTCAATACCAAAAAATATTAGAGATCGAGTAAAATCGTTTTTGGATGCTTGCAAGGTTCTCGATCTCAACCCAAAAGAAGTTTATCATTCCAATGATACACCTGATGAAGTTGCATTTAAGAAGCTTAAGGTAATTATCAAAGCCCTAAATGAAGGTTGGTATCCAAACTGGAAAGACGAAAATGAAGCGAAATGGTATAATTACTTTAGAATGAAGGGCGGTTTTTCGTTTTATGATGCTTCTTATCATTTTACTAGTACTTATACGGCTGTTCCATCGGCCCTTTGTCTTAGAAGCCAAGAACTTGCAAAATATGTCATTGAAATTGCGTTAGAAGAATATAAAGAATACTACTCATAAAAGGGTTGTGTGCCAAACGGATGCGGTTTTTCGTATTATGATACTAATTATAATAATACTAATACGAATGTTCCATCAGCAACTTGCTTAAACATAACGGCACAGACCTTACCAACATGGTAAAAAATTACATAATTTAGTTAGGTGTTAGTATCTGCGGAAAACGCTCCTATTAAAGCAAAGGATGAAGAGAGTAGGAAATCTTTACAATGACATTTGTGATATTGAAAACTTGGAACTGGCTGATTTAAAAGCTAGGAAGAGTAAACGTAATAGATATGATGTTGTTTTACATGACAAAGAAAAAGATTTAAATATTTTAAAATTAAATGAAGCACTATTAAATAAAACTTTTAGAACTTCAACATATAAAACGTTTAAAATCTTCGAAGGTAAGGAACGAATAATTTCCAGCTTACCTTATTATCCAGATAGGATTGTTCATCATGCAATAATGAACAAATTAGAACCTATCTTCACATCTTTGTTTACTTCCAATACTTATAGCTGTATTAAAGGAAGAGGCATTCATGGGGCAGCTAATGCCCTTAAAAAAGCACTCAAGGATGTTCCTAATACAACTTATTGTCTGAAGATTGATATCAAACAATTCTATCCAAGTATTGATCATGAGATATTAAAACAAATCATTAGACGAAAAATCAAGGATAAAGATTTGTTATGGTTGTTAGATGAGATTATTGATAGTGCTGATGGTATTCCAATTGGTAATTATTTAAGTCAATACTTTGCTAATTTATATCTAACTTATTTTGATCATTGGTTGAAAGAGGTTAAAGGTGTAAAATATTGTTTTAGATATGCTGATGATATTGTCATATTATCTGGTAGTAAAGCCTATTTGCATGCTTTGTTAGCTGAAATGAGAGAGTATCTTGGAAGCAAATTAAAATTGACTATAAAAGACAACTATCAAGTCTTTATGGTTGAAATCAGAGGAATAGATTTTGTTGGTTATGTATTCTTTCATACTCATGTATTGCTTAGAAAATCAATCAAAAAGAGCTTTGCTAGAATGATGTATAAACGAAGAAAGATAAGATCATTTTCAGCATATAGTGGTTGGTCAATGCATTGTAATGCAAGACATTTAATGAAGAAACTATTAAGTAATAAAACAATGTTGAATTAAATTTGGTTGTTTCAATTTTTTTTCATACCTTTGTGTCCTAAACAAAACTCAACATGAAAATAGATATCAATGGTGTTTCAATCACCTTAACTGATGAACAATTAGCTGAAATAGCTAGACAGACTAGTAAAATTAAATCTTACAAGGATATTACATCCTTTGATAAGGCTTGCGAACAACAAAACATCAATGTAAGCCAATTCAACTCTAAACTTGATGGTTTAGATAAGAATGAGATTGCACTTAGAAAACTTAAAATAATTGTTAAGGCAATCCGATCATTTACTAATTGGAAACCAGTTTGGTCTAACACCAATCAACGTAAATATAGAGTTTGGTTTGATTTGGAGCAAGGTTTTTCGTCTTATGATACTTATTATAATAATACTGATACGGATGTTCCATCGGCCCTTTATGTAGAAAGTGAAGATCAAGCTAAGTTTTTAGGAATTACATTTTTGGACTTGTTTAAAGATTATATTCTTGAGGATTAGTTATTGGTCCTTTTATGATAATGATATGGGTCTTTGTAATGAAGACCCATTTTATTTAAAATGGTGTTAATGTAATAAAAATTAACATTACAAAACGTTGCTGATTTATTTGGTGTAAAAAGAAGTACAATAAAATATAAAAACATGGGTGTATATAGTCATTTAAAAGGAAAGAGGGTGTTATGTGCTATGAGTGGAGGTATTGATTCTACTATATCAGCTGTCTTACTCAAAGAAGATCAAGTTGACGTAATTGGGATCACCATGAAGACATGGGATTATGCTAGTTCTGGTGTTGACATTGCACACAACAAGAGTACAGGATGTTGCTCATTGGATGATATTAATGATGCAAGAGAAATTTGTGTTAAGAATGATATCCCACATACAATCTATGATATCCGTAACAGCTTCAATGATTCTGTTATCAACAATTTCATTGATGAATATATGGAAGGTAGAACACCTAATCCATGTATCCTATGTAATACTCACATCAAGTGGGGTGCATTATTAAAGATTGCTGATCAATTGAATTGTGATTATATCGCAACAGGACACTATGCTATTATCAGAAATGAAAATGGTCGTTACATGTTGTCTAGTGGTGTTGATGTAACAAAGGATCAATCTTATGTATTGTGGGGACTTACTCAAGAAGTTCTTGCAAGAACCATCTTTCCAGTTGGAGGTTATGAAAAGACTGACATAAGAAAGATGGCTGCTGATAGAGGTTATGAAGCATTATCCAAGAAGGGAGAAAGCTACGAAATCTGTTTCATCCCAGATAATAACTACCGAGCATTTCTTTCTAGAAAGAGAGAAATCAACAAGGGTAATTTTATTGATACGGATGGTAAGATAATTGGAACTCATGATGGATTCCCATATTTCACTGTTGGACAAAGACGTGGATTGGGTGTTGGTGATCTTCCTAGCACTGAACCATTTTATGTAACGGATATCAACCCAAAGACAAATGAAGTGACTCTAGGACTTGAAAAGGACCTTATGAGACAACACATGATTGTCAAGAAGATAAATACTATCAAGGTTGATTATGATGCATTGGATGGAATGGAAGTCCTTGCTAATGTAAGATATCGTGGTAAGACAACACTAGCTACCTTAACTTGCTTAGGCAATGATATGGTGCGAGTGGATTTTGCTCACCAAGTTCGAACAATAACAGCTGGCCAATCAACGGTCTTTTACGACCCAAATAACCCATCGGATGTAATAGGCGGTGGTCATATCCATGAAGTATTATGATTCAAGAAACCCATACAAATTGTATGGGTTTTCTTTATTTTTGTCGTTTCATAACGATATTTATATTAAAATCAGGATAATATGGATATTAGAAAACGACTTAGAATGGCTTTATTAAATGAAGGTGCTCACAAAAATGAATATGGTTGTGTAATGGTGTTTTTAGATGCAGATCAAAAACGCTGGAATGAAATGCAAGATATGATCGATGAAGATGATTTATATGATCCCAAGGATGATACTGGATTTGGTAGAGAAACTGAACCACATGTAACAATCTTATTTGGACTTCACAATAATATTTTAGATAAAGATATTGAAGAAGAAATTGATAGTCTTAAGACACCTAAAATGGCATTTAAAGGAATTTCTTCTTTTGCAAATCCAAAATTTGATGTATTGAAATTTGATGTTGAAAGTGAAGATTTACATAAAGCAAACAAAAAATTTACAGATAATTTTCCATATACGAATGATCATCCAAAATATCATCCTCACTGTACAATAGCGTATCTTAAACCTAAGATGGCAGATAAGTACATCAAAAAATTAAAAGAGATGGTTGACATTGAAATTAAACCAAGTAAATTTGTTTACTCAAAGGCAGATGGAACAAAAAAGAATTACAAATTAAAATAATAAAATTATTTTAAAACCCTTTTTATTTACCTTGACCTACATTTCGTTTAAAGTAATTTTTAGCTTTTTTTGATCTTGATGCTTTGCTTTTAGCATGAATTCCTTTTCTGCTTTTTTTAGCATTGGTTATTCTAGTTGAGGTATTACCTGTTTTCAATTGTTTTGCCATGATTGGTTTAATTTGCATATAAATAGTTGCACTGATACGAAAAAAATAGTATATTTGCCTAAAAGCTAGATATTATGAAAACTTTATTATTAATAGACATTGATAGTGATCGTCCACAAAAGGTCATTCTTGGGAAACCAAATGAGATTAAACCACCAACCAATTTCGAAGAAGCTCAATTATTAGTTAATACAGACGTAGTTTGTGTTTGTGAAGCATTATGTGCTTTAATTGATTTAGCTGATCAAAATGGCTATTCCAAAAGAGAAGTAATGGTGACAGAAGCCATCAAGAATTTAACTGATTTGTTAAAACCAAAAGATGAGGTTGATAATGAATCTGTTAAGGAGGAAGAAAAGTAATTTTTAATTTATTGTTGCAATAGGGAATATTTATATAAGAGTTGTTTCTACTAAAATAAAATTTGGTTAAATGAATATAAATTTGTACCTTTGTAATGAAAAAGCTAACTCCAATAATAAAATTTAATGGTGGTAACCCAGTTGCTTTATGTAATCGATGTTACATCATAATGTGTTTTGTATCAAGCAAAGAAGGTGAAAATTATATTGTTGAAGATATCAATGGCAATAATGAAGGACCGTATATTTCTGAATCAATGTTAGGAAAGGCACCTCCAATATACTGTGACAAATGTAAACAACTATTAACCTATTCGGTAAATGAATAATCAACTAAGTCCAAAAGAAATCGCATTTGAGAAAGCAGAAGCTGTTATTAATTCATGCGTAAATCTGGAACACACCAAAGGTGCATCCAGATACATTGATTTATTCATTGATAAGTTCAGTGATTGGATTGCATATACTGATTTGACTTTACTATTGGAACGAAAAGAGTATTCTATTAAAAATAAATAAAGTTTTATGTTACAAGGAACATTTAATAAAGTAATCGTAGGTAAAGAACTCTACCTTTACAATGCTAAAGGCCAATTAATTTTCAAGCGTTGGATCGATCAAAATCGCTCAGTTGTTTTCAACGGAACTGGAATGCCATATGGCAAAGACACTCTTGTTTCAATAACTGATCAAGGAACAGTAAAAAAATACTAATATGACTTCAGAAACTATTAATATAAGCATACCAGTTGAATTGATTCAAGAGGGTGAAACAGTTTTTATTTCAACAACAGAAGAAGCTGAAAAAATTCTAGGTTTTTCAAGTTATGGTGATGGAAAGACAAAAGAAGAAGCTGAGAAGCAATTTTGGAGCATGATCAGATTTATGAATGAATACTATAAGGAAAGATCAGATAATCTTGATTGTTGGAAACCCTTTCAAAAAGGTGATTGGAAACACATAGGTGGAACTTGGTTTACTATTTTTGGTATTCATGTATATTTTAGAACTGGAAAAGGAATGAAAGGTGGCCGATATATTCCTTTTACAAATCTTAATATTATGATTAATAATCATTGGAGAAAACCTAAAAAATAATACTTGTATTTATAAAATAAATATAGTACCTTTGTTATATGAATCACAATGGCTAAAAAGAAAGAAGAAAAAGAAGAAATAAAGCCATCGAAATACATACGAATAGCATCTGATGCTCCACAAGATGAATTCAGATTAATAGGTGAACGAGTACAAAGGGGTGAATTGAAATGGGGCTATTTTGCTTCTGATGGTAATAAAAATTATCACCATTATTTAGTTGTAAAAAAATAAAACAAATGTCAATAAAAGAACAAATAAACGCTGATTTCATGGAAGCTTACAAAGCTAAAGACATGTTAAAGAAAAATTTCTTAAGCGTTTTAAAAGGTGCTATACAAACTCAAGAAGGCCAATTGATTCCATCTACCGATGAAAATGTTTTGAAGGTGATTAAATCCTTTGAAAAAGGAATTCTAGAAAACATTGAAGGTCGCAAGACAATGAAGTTAGATGTTTCAGAACAAGAATTGGAATTATCTTACATCAAGCCATATCAACCAACATTAATGACTGAAGATGAAATTCGTATTTTAGTCAAGAACATGTTAAATACATCTGAAACGATTGCTTTAAATGTTGGCTTCCTTACAGGAACATTCAATAGACAAAATAAAGGAAAAGCTTTTGACAACAAAGTTGTTACTAAAGTTATTCAAGAAGAAATATTAAACAAATAGTATGATAAGTATACCTGTAGCCTTATTGATAATAGCGATACATTTTTTCGCTGACTTCATGTGCCAATCAGATGAGATGGCTGTAAATAAAAGTAAGAGCAATTATTGGTTAACAATTCATGTTGCTGTTTATTCTACAGTAACGTTCTTAGCTTGGATGTTTTGCTTCTTCCAACCATCATATGAATACATGGCTAGCCAGTATTTAGAGTTTGCTGCTTTTGTATTTATAACACACTGGATTACTGATTACTGTACTAGCAGATTAAGCAGCAAATACTTTGGTAAGAACGATTATCATTGGGGATTTGTTGTAGTTGGTTTTGATCAAGTATTACACTACATACAATTACTTTCAGCATATTACATTTTCATTAAACAAAATTAAGAATGACCCAAGAAGAAATCCATTCAAGCTTAGATAAGATGCTTGAGAACCCAAAATCTAAAACGTTCATCAACCATCTTGTTAGAGCATATATGCCAATTTCAAAAGTTGAAAAGGTTATGGATAAACCAAAGGGTGATTTTAAATGTGTTATTACGAAAGATTCGTTATTTTCAGTACAAGATATCTTTGAAGGAATTCAAACAGAAGAATTCAAGGATAACTTCATGAAGAGCTTGAAGACCATGTTTGATGAAAATGCTGACAAGACATCACCAGTAACTAAGCTCATTGGTGATAAGAAAATGGGTGTTACTGGAAAAGATACCACTACATTTATGTCTTATCCAGCATTTCAGGAGTTTTATAATTGGGTTATCACAAAATCACTTAAGGGTGATAAACATATTAATTGGTTATTAGGTTCTATTAAACGAACATCATTTATTGAACGAGCTGAAAATATTGAAGACATTGATGTTCAGAACAAGATCGTTAATATGAAAAAAAAGAATCCAGTAACAACATTTACACTTGGAGATGCCAGTGATGTATTATCAAAGTTAAAGAAACAAATGGATTCGGATGGAAACTAAACAAATAGTCATCAATCTTATTGGAGGACCAGGTATCGGTAAGACAATTCTAGCTGCTGATATATTTTCAAAATTGAAAAAAAATGGTGTTACCTGTAGTGTGGCTCCAGAATATATCAAGGAGTTATTGATGCGAAAAGCAATGAAAGAGATCACTTGTCAAGTTAAGCTTTTTGCAGAACAGCATTTTATCTTATTCAGCTTAACTGGTGAAGTTGATGTAATTGTTACTGATGCACCTTTATTGTTATTTCCATCTTATGATAAAACAAAGTGTCCTCATTTAAAAGCTTTGGTTTTAAAGGAATATAATCAATATGATAATCTTCTATATTTCATAGAACGAGATTTAAATGTTCCATATGAAACAGTAGGCAGATATCAAGACCTAGATGGTGCTAAACAAGTTGATGAAGATTTGAAAGGATTCTTGTCAGAAAATAATATTTCTTATGAAACCATTACTGGGATTGGCCCAGATTCATTAGAAACTATTTTTAAGGACGTTAAAATAAAATTAAATAAATGAGATTAAATATTGATTTAACACAAGGAAAGATTCAGAAGAATATATATTTTACTTCTGATTTTCACTTGTTTCACCACAATGTATTGCGCTTTGATAATAGGCCATTTACTGATGTTAATGAAATGCATTTGGAAATTGAAAAGGCTTGGAATGATGTTGTTAAACCAGAAGATATTGTTATTTATCTAGGTGATCTCAGCTTTGCTAGACGTGAAGATAAAATTACTGTTGAGAAGCTTGTTAATAATCTAAATGGAACAATTCATTATATCATTGGTAATCATGATAAATATGATGATATAAAAAAGTATAAAAAATTCGTCAGTGTTGATGACTATTTGGATTTATTTATAAGATTTAAAAAAGTATTGCCAGATGGTTCTTCTATTGATGAAGAAGTATTATTTTGTTGCATGCATTATCCAATATACTCTTGGAATAAGAAACATCATGGTAGTTATCATGTACATGGTCATTGTCATTTAAGTTTAAGTGAAGGTGAATTTCATAAGCAAAATCGAATAATTGATGTGGGTTGTATGGGATTTAACTATGCGCCAATTTCTTATTTGGACATAATAAAATTAAAAGAAGATATTGACTTTAAAGCGTCAAATAATCATCATTAATTAGAGTTAAAAGAGAAATAGAATTATGGGAAATAAAAAACTTGAAAACAAGAAATCTGAGGAATTTGATTCACAAGAGGAAGAATTACTTAAAGAGATAACAGAAGACATGGAAGTTCCACCAGATGAACTTGATGATTCAGAGGAATATGATGCCCAATCATTATCCAAAAATATTAGTTTTATTGAATTTGCTTTTTTAAATGCTTATTTATATAAATCATTTCGTGGAAAGACAAAAGATGTTGTAGTTACTTCTTATGGACAAGTAGATTCATTGGGACGAGTTAACTATGGTGGTCCTTTTGAAATAACCAGTTCATTTTGGTTTGCTGGTAGAATGGAAGGTGTGGATAATGACTTTATCTTCCAAACAAAGATGTATGTTGATAGTCGAAATGAGTTAGTCATTCAACTTAATACATCAGTTAAAAAAAGTATTCTAAATACAAAATTCGAAGAGTATTATAAGAAGCTAATAGGATTTGCCTTTAATAATTCAGAATATAAAGGTAAATGCATTAAGGTAAAATTACATGAGAGTAGCTTCAAGGGTATTGAAATAATTGATCTTGGAATTGCAAGCAATGTATTAATTCTTAATGCGATTCAAAAAAGATATATTGAGCATTTTATAAAACGTGTTGGTAGAGGTGGTAATGCTAGATATTTGTTGAATGGAGAACCAGGAACTGGTAAAACAGAATGCATTCGTGAAATAGCAAGAAGACTTATTCCACATGTCACATTCATTATTCCAGATTTCTCGACATCCGATGATCTAACTTCAATATTAGAAGCATGCGAAATATTTGATCAAGGTGTCATCATTATGGATGATATTGATTTATATCTAGGATCACGTGATAACGGAAGTTACACACAATTACTTGGTCAATTCTTATCATTCTTTGATGGTGTTAAGAAACGTAAGATAAGCTTATTGGCTTCTACTAATGATAAAGGTTTGGTGGATAAAGCTGCCGAAAGACCAGGTAGATTTAATTTCACATTAGATTATAGCTTTTTAGATGAAGATCAAATTGTTCAAGTTTGTAATATTCACTTACCAGAAAAATGGCAAATTAAAGAAGTTTATGATGCATTAAATGGCAGAATAAATGGAAAGAAAGCAAAGGTTACTGGTTCATTTATTGCTAATTTAGCCGACAACATAAAAGAAATGTCAGAAGATGAAGATGATTGGACAGTTAATGACACTGTAAGTCTTATTGAAGAATCGTATAGAGGTTTCTATTCAAGTCAACTAGAAAAAGAAAATCAATCAATGGGTTTCCAAACCAAACATTAAAAATATCCCCAATAATTTGTTTTATTGGGGAATTTTTTGTACCTTTGTTTTAAAATATGATCAAATGAAAAAATTCCTATTATTAATCTTTATGTTGTCAACGCTGACATCATTTTCTCAATCATTTAAACGATCACCTCGTTATTATTCCAGTGATGATAACACTAGAACTGGTTTAACATTTACAATTGCTGGTATTGCCTTTACAGGTGCTGCTTTGCTTGAACGAAATGTTTATTGGACCTATTCAAGCCCAATGAATATCTATAATGCTCCAATTGTTAGACCACCATTTTGGAAACAAACACCTAGAAATGCTATGTTTGTTATTGGAATTGGATTTACAATGACTGGATTATTTACGATGTTATCAAATCGATAAGATTAAATTTGGTTCTTCCAAATATTATTCATACCTTTGCAATCTAATCTATATTAAAATGATGGAAATCAAATCAAGCGCACTCAATCCTTCTGATTATGAAATTGGTGTAATCATAGCACGTTTTCAAGTACATAAATTGCATGAAGGTCATATTAAATTTCTTGACCAAGTATGTGAAAACCACAAAAAAGTTATTGTATTTTTAGGTATACCACAAGTTGGTGGAACTAAAGCAAATCCATTGGATTTTGCCACTCGCAAAGCAATGATCCAACAAAGTTACCCAGATGTAATTATCCTTCCTCATAAGGATCAACGATCTGATCAACGATGGTCAGACAATCTTGATTCTGAAATCCGAATTCCATTCGGTTCAAAAATCACAGCACTATTATATGGTAGTCGTGATTCATTTATCCCACATTACAAAGGAAAATTCCCAGTTGTAGAATTAATCACTGATGTGTATTATTCTGGAACTGAAGTCCGTAATCAAGTTTCAAAAGAAATTCTAAACTCAAGTGATTTCAGGGCTGGTGTTATTCATGCTACGTTTGCACAATGGGCAGTAACATATCCAACTGTTGATGTGGTTGCTTATAATGAAAAAGGTCAAATCCTATTGGGTAAAAAGCCAAATGAAGACCTTTATCGATTCATTGGTGGATTCGTTGATCGTAAGGATGGACGTTGGGAAGATGCTGCTAAACGTGAATTTTCTGAAGAAACTGGTGGATGTGAAATTGATGGATTGCGTTATGTTGCCAGTGAACAAATCAACGACTGGCGTTATGCTGGTACTGAACATGGTATCATGACAACTCTTTTCATTGGTAAATTCATCATGGGTCGCATTCAACCATCTGATGATATTGCAATGTTAGAATGGAAAGCAATTGAAGATTTTGACACACATCAAAAAATAGAGCAATTAGTTATGGTAGAACATGTTTCATTAATGAAACAATTGATTGATAAACTTAAAAATAAAGTTATTGATATTTCCAAATAAAACCATTTAATGGTTTTTGGGATTTAATATAAACTCTTAGTGTTGTGTAATCTATATTAAGAGTTTTAGCACACTTTCTAACTCCATGCCATTCCTTAATTAAATTATTATTTAAATCATATTGGAATAGAGTTTTTCGTAAGTTTATGCTAGTTTTATCTTTTCGTTCTTGTGATTGTTTTTTACCTAAATGAGCTATTCTTATATTATTTTTGGTTTCATCAGATAGTTTAAAAGCTAAATTACCATATCTTTCCTTTATTGTGTCAATTCTTTTCTGTATTGATTCTTTGCTTTGTTTACTACCTAATGCACCATCACCACCATCAGTTAAGTTAGTCAAGTAAGTACCTTCACTTCGCAATTTTTTAATATGAAAGATTTCTCTTTCAATCCAATTGTTTTGATCAGTAATTTCAATCAATTCAATTTTAGGTTTAAGTTTTTCGTTTAATAATTGTTTAATCCAATGATTTTTATGGGTTTTTGGTGTTAAATTACGTTTAGTTAAATGTTCATATAATCTTTTGGTTAAAGATTTTTTAGTTTTTCCAACATATCTAATTTCATTTGTCCTTGGATCAATTAGCTTGTAGATTAAAATATTCATTATTAGTTGTTTTATTCAGATTTATTTAGTTTCTTTGTATATAAATATCTGTTAGATGTGAAAAAGACTTAGCTTGGGTAAAATAATTTAGATTCTTTGATAATTATAAAAATGAAACGAATAAAAAAGAAAAAACGACCTGAATGGCAACCATTTGATGACCCAACAATGCTCAGAATAGAGACACTTGAAGGACGTGAATTTAATTCAATGCTTATTTCTTGTTTTGAATCACTTGGGAACATCAAAAGCTGTAAATTACATAACCACTTTATTGTTGGACTTAATTAGAATTGCATAAATATGGAAAACTCAGTAGGATATATTGTTCATTACTTAAAAAAAGTAGGTGAGCCAATAATATCAAATTTTAATTCTGATATAACAGAACAAAAATTAAAAATAGAAGAAAAGATAATACCATTAATTTTGAAAGATTCTTTCGAAAAATTTTTTGAAAACAGTGTCCCTACTGAAGATGATTTTAATCATTGGTATTCAAAACAAAATTTAATTGATCAACTTAAAACAGATATAGAAGGTAATGTTCTTCATTTAAATAAGAAAATTGAATATATGAAAGAACATACACCAAATCATAGAAATATTAAATGGTTTGAGGGACAATTGTATTCCAATGAAAAATTTTTGAGTAAAATAGAGAAGTTAAGATGAAACCAAAAACAACAAAATCATTTTTAAAATTATGTCTTGCAATTGCTCATACAAATAGAGATGAATTAAAAGGAATTGATAAGTTGTCTAAGGATGAATATCTTCAATTAGGAACGATTAGAGCTAGTATTCAAAATGAATTATGTGACATGACTGAGTTGTTAGAAAAGAATTCTCTCAAATATAATTCAAGTGAGGAATGATAATAGCTGGCACTGGACATAGACCTGATAAATTGGGTGGTTATACTGAAGCCAATTTTGATCGCTTAGTCACAATAGCCGAGAAATGGTTAAAGGGTCTCAAAGCCAGTAAGGTTATCTCAGGGATGGCTTTAGGTTGGGATCAAGCACTAGCTCAAGCAGCTATCAATTTAGAAATCCCCCTCATTGCAGCAATTCCATTCACTGATCAAGCTAAGGTTTGGAGCGATAAAAGCAAAGCTTATAATCAATACCTTTTAGATAAGGCACAAGAGGTTGTTAATGTGTCTGGTATGGATGATTATAGTGTAGAATACATGCAAAAAAGAAATATTTGGATGGTTGATAATTGTGATATTTTACTGGCAATGTTTGATGGGAGTAGTGGTGGAACCAAGAATTGCATCCAATATGCTGAATCACAGAATAAAAGAATGGTAAACGCATATGAATAAAACATATACAGATCATCGAAAACATATTTATGCTTCCATTAATGGTACAAAAGGCAATCTTATTAAATTAAGTAAATCAAGTCTTTTATCAAAAAATGAAAAGGAAAAGTTAACGGAAGTTATAGAAAAAATAGAAGAATTAAGGGTGGTATATTATAACAATAGAGGATCAAAACAGAAAAGTTAAACTAAACTTGTTTAATTAAAATTTATTTAGTACCTTTGTGTCGTAATTAAGTATAAATGATATTTCTATCAATACCATATTCTGATAAAAACAAGGCTGTAATTGAATACAGAGTCAAATCTATATCTCAATACTCAGCTAAGCTTTTAAAAGATGGTATCAGTTGTATATCACCAGTAACTAGTGGTGTAACAATCCTTCAACATGCTGAACTTCCAAGTGACTTTAATTTCTGGTGTAAATTAAGTTTTGACTTACTTATACTATGTAATGAAATGCATGTCTTAATGGTTGATGGTTGGGAAGGATCACTTGGGGTACAAGAAGAAATTAAATTTGCACAAGAACACAATATCAAAATCACGTATATTAATTTTAAAAATCAATAACCATGAACGAAGTCTCAACAACAGAACAAGTTAAAACGGTTGTATTGCCAAAACGTAAAGTTTATAAAACACCACGTCTATTGCTTGGTGATGCTTATACCATTGGTTCTAATAAATTCGAAAGCCCAGAGGCTAAAGAAAAATCGGTTTATTATGTAACATTCAGAAAAAATCTCAATACGATTAATCCTCATATTTACAGTAAAGCTGACAATCGTATCATCTTTATTGGTCTCCAACGTATTCTTGAAAAATTATTCTACGAACCAATCACACACGCTGAGATCGATGAAACAATCCGTTTCCTAGCTCATGCTAAGGTTACAATGGAAGGATTCAAAGAATATGAATTCCCAGAAGAAATCTGGCGCAGAGTTGTTGATGAATTCGGTGGCCGTCCCCCAATTAAAATTCGTGCTGTGCGTGAAGGAAGCGTCATTTATCCAAATGAACCAGCTATTGAAATCATCTCTGATGTTGATGGACTTGGTGTGTTGGGTGCTTGGTTTGAATCTAAAATTCTCCAAACTTGGAGTACTACTGAACGTGTTACACAAGATGAACACTTCTTATTGCGTATCAAAGAACGCATTCTTAAAGTTGATCCAGATATGTCAGAAGAAATGCTTAATTTCTGGGCCAGCATTACGATTACTGACTTTGGTGACAGAGCTGGTATGACACTTGAAGAATCAGAAGAACTTGGAATGGTTCACTTATACACCTTTGGTGGTACAGATACGTTTTCTGGTGCTTACCAAGCATGGAAAAATTCTGGTGAAGCAATTGGCATCTTCTCAAGTGTAAATGCTCTTGCTCACAGAAACGTACAATCATATACAAAAGAAAATGATTGTTACGAAGCGATCTATAACTCATGTAAGAACCATGAAATTGTATCAATGGTTGATGATTGTTATGATGCTAAAAACTCCGTAAAAAATATGTTATTGCCACTAGCTTTGAGAAGTCTCAAAGAAGGTAATGGTAAAGTAGTTGTTGCTCGTCCTGATTCTTCAAAAGAAGGATATACAACACTTGATCAAATCATTGAAATTTGCGATCTTTCAGTTGCAAATGGTCTGTTCACAGAAATGACAACCAAGACTGGTTCTTGGAAATGTGGTACATTATTTCACTTCTTGGACGGTGATGGAAAATCTTGCGAAGATATTCTTGAAGAAATCGATGCACTCATTGCAAAAGGATATGCATTCTACACTTGGGGATTATTCGGACAAGGTGGTGGGTTGCGTAATAATTTGAAACGTGATAACTTATCAGCAAAATATGCTTTATCATCTGTTGGTTCTGAAGATCGTCCAGTTGTGAAATTCAGCGAAACAATTGGTAAAGGAACATTACCAGGTCCTTTCAAATTGCTCAGAAGTAAAGAAGCATTGGGAGCTAAGAAAACCATTTGTTTTGAACATGAATCAGGTGAAGATGCAATGGTTACTTATTTCGATGGTACCAACATTTATAAACCATTTGGTGAAGGACAAGATGATGACTTCTTGATTATCAAAGCAAATATTAAATCTCAAATGGCAAGTATGCCTTTGAGTCTTGGAACAACAGAAAATCACAATTATCCAGCAAGTGCTGAAATCATGTCAACTAAACAAGCATTGTTGATTGAGTATGCACCAGCAAAACAATAATTTGTATGAAGGTTCATAGATACGAAGAATCAGAAACTGAAATAAATACTATTTCAAAACCATCAATTTTTCTTGCTGGTCCAACAGTTAGAGGTCATCAACCACATTTAACTTCTTGGAGATTTGCAGCTATTGAAGAATTTGAAAAGCAAGGTTTTACTGGTGACTTGATTGTTCCAGAATTTACCAGCAAAACAGAATCGGATAAAAATAAGGCATGGATTCCATTATGGGAATTTAATGGCTTGAAAAAAGCTGATTGTATAATGTTCTGGATTCCACGAACACGAGAGCTTATTGCATTAACAACCAATATGGAATTTGGTTTTTGGCAAGGTAGAGAACCAGAAAAAATGATCTATGGCCGACCAGATGATGCTTATCGTATTGGTTATTTAGATATCATGTGGAAAGCGGTATCAATAGAAAAAAATGGAAATAATTACATTCCATATATCTTTTCTACAATGGAAGAAACGATATCAGCATCAATAAGAAAAGCTAATTTAAGACGTAAATAAAATGACAACAGAAAAATTCATATTCTTTTGGGGAGGCACCTTTAGTCAATGGTGCCCTTCGCCATTTACAATAGATGGTGTGGAATACAATTGTACTGAACAGTACATGATGGCTAAAAAAGCTCTAGTCTTCGGTGATTATGAAGCTTTGAACAACATAATGAATACTGATCAGCCAAATGAACAAAAAGCTTATGGTCGTCAAATAAAAGGCTTTAATGCTGATATTTGGAATCGAGTATGTCGTAAGATTGTTTATGATGCAAATCTTGCTAAGTTTATTCAAAACCCAAAAATGAAACTTGAATTATTAAAAAGCGATGATAGAGAAATCGTTGAAGCTAGTCCTGAAGATCGTATTTGGGGAATTGGTATGGACGAAAATCATCCAGATATTTTAGATAAATCTAAATGGCAAGGAACTAATTGGCTTGGCGAAGCAATCATGCAAGTCAGAGAGAAAATAAAACAAGAAATTTTAATTAAAAAATTATTATGACAGGATTACAAAAAGACGTATTAGAAATTATCTTGAAGTCTCAATTAAATATTGAAACAGCAGTATTAAATCGATTAATTGAAGCAAGAGCACAATATGATACAAATAATATTGGTGATTTAATTCTAGTTACGAATGCTAAAATAGATGAAATTAAACGACAATTAAAAGCCTTTGATAATTAAGATTTATGATAACATACATAACTGGTGATCTTGTAAGAGATGCCGAACAATTTGACGTAATAGGTCACTGTTGCAATTGCTTTAATACGATGGGTTCTGGCATTGCCCCACAAATAAAAGCTAAATTTCCAGAAGCTTATGCTGTAGATAATGCTACGGTAAAAGGAGATAAATCAAAGCTTGGAACCATTACCTATACTGAAAACACTACTCCAATCATTGTTAATATTTATGGCCAATATGATTATACTGGACGTAGACGTAATGAAATGGACCTAGACTATAATGCATTGCGATCTGGACTTCGTTTAATGAAGCAGAAATTCACTGGTAAACGTTTTGCACTACCCAAGCTTGGTGCTGGATTAGCTGGAGGTGATTGGACTGTTATTGAACGTATCCTTCAAGAAGAATTTGCTGGTGAATATGTTACTATCGTAAATTACGAAAAAAACATTTGATTATTCGAAAATTTTTAGTACCTTTGTACAGATGACAAACCATTGGGATTTAAAATTTATTGAATTATCTAAACATATTGCTCAATGGAGTAAAGATACCAATCGCAAGAATGGTGCTGTAATTGTTGATCCAGATCATATAGTAATTTCAGTTGGATATAATGGCTTCCCAAGAGGTTGTGATGATTCAGTTGAATCTCGTTATGTGAAACCCCATAAATACTTATTTACCGAACATGCAGAACGAAATGCTATATTTCATGCTGCAAGACATGGTGTTACACTAAAAGGTTGTAGCATGTATGTAACAATGTTCCCTTGTAGCGATTGTGCTAGAGGTATTATTCAATCTGGTATAATTAAACTTTATTCACCAACACCAGATGTTGAACATGAAACATGGGGAGAGCATTTTCGAGCAGCTCTTCAAATGCTGGAAGAATCTAATGTAGAAGTAATTCTAATTGACTAATGACAAAAGAAACTGTAAGTGTTGGTATTGCCAACGAAGGAGAATTAAATTTGGATATTGATGTTGTAAAGGCATGGGTCCCAAAAGAAGTAAATGCATTTGGTGATACTGTCTTTTTCAGAAATGATACGACATTTGTATCAATGAAAAGAACTGATTTTGTAAAATTTTTTGAAATAAAATAACATGGGAATCATCAAGGCAATAGAAGTTAATCACTTCGAATATAAAGAAAAACGTAATTGGGATAAAACTTATTGGTTCTTTGACATACATGGAACCATACTTAAACCAAATTATGAATATGGTAATACACCAAAGGATTTTTATCCTTATGCTATTGAGTGTCTTCAATTTTTGACCAAATTACCTGATGTTGAAATGGTAATTTATACTTGTTCTCATCCACATGAAATTCAACAATATGTTGAATTATTTAAACAATTTGATATTAAATTCAAATTCATTAATGAGAATCCAGAAGTTGAAACACAACCCAATGGTTATGGATGCTATGATAAAAAACCTTACATGAATGTCTTATTTGAAGACAAGGCTGGTTTCGATCCAGAAACTGAATGGCTTGAGGTTTTGGAGTTTATGAAAACTAAATATGGTAATCAATAAAATACCATTAGATAAAGATAACCGAATGCTTCGAATAGGATTTGGTAAACATAATGGCTCATGGTTTTTTAGAATAGACTTATGGATTGCTGGATTTAGAATAACAAATAAAAAATAAATAAAAAAACATGAAAAATTTAACACTATTAGGACTAGCATTGCTAGTTATCGCACTTGCAACTGGCTGTGCTGACGTATCACATATTCAACCTTGCTTATTAGCATCTGAACATACTTATGGATTCTGGGGTGGTGTATGGCATGGAATGATTTGTCAATTCTCATTTATTGGTAGCTTATTCAGTGATGATATTGCTGTCTATGCTGTGAATAATAATGGAGGTTGGTATAACTTCGGATTCGTTGGTGGTCTTTGGTTCTTATTAAGAATGCTTAATCTTATTATAAAAGGAAGCAAGAAATAATGATCTTCTTTAAAAAGAAACGAGTTGAGTTAGGCGATGGTCATATCATTCAATATACAATATTTGAAAGCAAGTATCTAGGTGGTATTTGGTTGTATAATTGGAAAACCATTAAACAAAACAGATTTCATACACACGCATTTAGTAGTATAGCGTTTCTTTTAAACGGAAAATACACAGAAGAAGTAATTGAAGATGGTCAGATAAAATTCAAGGTAGTTCATCAATGGCTTAAGCCTAGATATCTACCAAAGAATTACTGTCATAGAATACTAAAAGCTGATCCTAGTACTTGGACTATTGTTTTCTTTGGTAAATGGATACCACACTGGTGGGAATATTTTGCAGATACAAAAACTTGGGTAAAGTATGGTTGGGGCCGAAAGGTCCTTGAAAAGAAAAGTGGAGACGAAACAACGAAATTATGAAAAAGAAAATAGCAATTTTTACTGGTGCTGGAATTTCAGCAGAAAGCGGTATCCTTACATTTAGAGATGTTAAGGATGGTCTATGGAATAACTATAGAATTGAAGATGTCGCAACACCAGAAGGTTGGAAGAAGAATCGTGAAATGGTGTTGAATTTCTACAATGAACGTAGAAAGCAATTACCAGATGTTGAACCTAACCTAGCACACATATCACTTGTTGAATTGGAAAAGAATTATGATGTAACAATCATAACACAGAATGTTGATAACCTTCATGAACGAGCTGGATCAACAAACATAATTCATTTGCATGGTGATCTAACCAAGGCTAGAGGTTGTTTATATGCACATAAATCTAGCCCAGCTGACACGATCATTGATATTGGTTACAATGATATCAATCTAGGTGATAAGTGTCCTACGACAGGTTCACAATTACGTCCACATATTGTATGGTTTGGTGAATATCCATTTGGTGTATCTGAAGCAACACGAGCAATACTTGATGCTGATATCTTACTTATTATTGGAACCAGTCTACAAATTGGTTATACACTTCCAATGCTGAATAACGTAAAACGTGTTCCAGAACAATGTGAGGTTTATTACATTGATCCATCGCCAATGAAATACTTGGATAATTATGGGATCAAAGTACAATATGTGAATAAAAAAGCAGTTGAAGGTGTTGCTGAAGTAGTAAAAGAAATAATGAGCAGAGAATCAATCACTAATTAAAATGTATAAGCCATTACCAACATATCTGACAATTAAACCATCTAAAATTGATGGACTAGGGTTATTCACAAATGATAATATAGATGCACAACATCTATTGGGGATAACACATGTTCGTGATGATAGATTTCAAGATGGTTATATCAGAACACCATTAGGTGGCTTCTTCAATCATTCAACTGAACCAAACTGTTATGTTGAAATAGAAGGTGATTTTATTAGATTGATTTCATTAAGAGAAATAAAAGCTGGTGAAGAAATAACAGCCAGCTACACATTATACGATCCACAAAAATGAGTGTAATTATATTTGAACTAACAGAACAACACGTAAAGCTTTTAAAATACTTACGTTGGAGTATGAATAAGGAAAAGATCATTAGCGGAGTTGCTGATGATGGTGATGATATTGCGCCACCATTTGGTGAAAATAATATCTATGATGCTATGGACCTTATTCTTAATGGACAGCCAGCTGATTTTGACCCATTGAATACTAGTGAGATTAAAATTTATTCAGATGAACAAAAATCAGAATGGGATAAGCTTTATAACGAATTACCAATAGCTTTGGAAGTAATATTATTTAATGGAAGTTTTGAATTAGGTAAGTTCAAGACAAAGTATCATGATAGAATTTGGAAAAAACTTAAACAATAAACTAACTATGAAAACAATTAAAATTATTGGAATATTTTTACTAGTATTACTGGTAGTATTCATGATCAAAGGAATGATATTAGGATTCATGTTCTTCTTCTTTTGGTTGAAGCTTGCGTTTATCGCTGGACTTATCACTGGACTTATTTATCTCTACTTTAAATTCATAAGAAAATGACAATAGGCATATATGCTGGAAGCTTTAATCCTTTTCATAAAGGACACTACGATATATTATTAAAGGCTGAAAAAATCTTTGATAAGGTCATCATAGTACGAGGTGTTAATCCAGATAAAGCTGCTAGTTCTTGGGTCCTACCTAAAACCTTAATGAACAGAGAAGTAATCATTTTAACTGAGTTAGAATTGATTACAGATGTTGTTAAGAAATTACAAGGTGATGGTGAAAATAAAGTCACATTGATTCGTGGCCTTAGAAATACTCATGATCTTCAAGCAGAGATCAATTATTATTATATTCTTCAAGACCTCATGCCAGATATTCAAATGGTTAGTATCTTTACTGATAGGCTTTTACCACATATTTCAAGTAGTCTGGTTAGAAGTTTCGTGAAATATGGTAATGAGACATATAAAGATTATTTGATTGAATAATTTGTTATTTCGATAAATTATTCATACCTTTGTGTCGATGACTGAAATAGAATTGATCTTATATTTATTTCCAAAACTAATAGTAGCCACCTTATGTGGAATTATTATTGGTTGGGAACGAGAAATGAAGAATAAGGTTGCTGGTATAAGAACACATGTATTAGTCTGTGTAGGGTCTTGTTTATTTACCACTACAAGTTTTATCTTAGTCAATCACAATGTTGATCCGACACGAGTTATTGGTCAAATAATTACAGGAATTGGATTTCTTGGTGGTGGAGTTATTTTTAAACATGAAGATAAGGTTGTTGGAGTAACATCAGCAGCTTTTATTTGGTTTATAGCTAGTGTTGGTGTATTGGTCGGAATTGGTTATTTATTTTCAAGCTTAATCATAACAATTGGATTACTAGGTGTTTCTATTATATTAAAAACACTAGAAAACAAATTAAAATAGTAATGGAAAATACTACTAAAGGATTTTTAATAGGAAGATCGGATTATACCAGAAAACAAATGGAGTCTGGTGAATCAAATGGTGGGTGGGGTGCAACTACTGAACTTTTCTTAAATACTATTTCAAATTATGAAAAGAATGGTTTTACAATAAAATTTGAAACATCTCTTTGGAGAAAAATTTTCGGATGTGGAATTTACAAAGTAATCGCATATAAAAACTAAAACATGGACTCTTTATTGTTTTCATTAGACGGTAGAATTGATTTGGCAAATGAAATTGTCAATAATACTAATCAATTTTGTCAACCAGAATCTCCTACTAAAGAAGGACGAGTAGAACTTGGTATTTTGAATTCACAAAAATTCTCTGATGGAGAGCTTTGTGTTGATTTCACTGATTCAGTTCGTGGTAAACGTGTTTACATTTTATCAAGTCCTAATACTTCTGATGAAATCATGAAGCTATTATTGGCTATTGATGCTGCTAAACGTGCAGCTGCAAAAGAAATCATTCCAATCCTTCCTTACTTTCCTTATGCACGTCAAGATAAGAAAGATCAATCACGTGGTCCTATTGGTGCTAAGGTGATGGCTGAAATGCTTGAACAACGTGGTGCAACTTCTGTGATTACGTATGATTTGCATGCTGATCAAATTCAAGGATTCTTCAATATTCCAGTAACACATATTGAAGGAAAAACTGTTTTTGATGACTATATTGAATCACTAGTTACTGGTGAAACCCATAACTTTGTTTTCTGTGGACCAGATGCTGGTTCTGGAAAACGTGTTAAACGTATGAAAGATCAAATGATGAAATATCATAATCTTGCATTCAATTATGTCATGTTGGATAAGACAAGAAAAGCAGCAAATGTAATTGATGAGATGATCATCATTGGTGATGTAACTGGTAAAGATGTAATCATTCTTGATGATATGGTTGATACTGGAGGAACATTGTGTAAAGCAGCTGAAGTTCTTATGACTGCTGGTGCAACAAGTGTAAGAGCAATTATCAGTCATGGTGTGTTATCTGGTCATGCTTTTGAAAATATTGGTGAGTCAGTATTAACTGAATTAATAATCAGTGATTCATTGATTAAGCCAAATTATCTTCAATTATGTGGACGTAATTATAATGAATCAGCTTGTATAAGTATTAAAAAAGGCTGTGATAAGATTAGAGTGATAAGTGTTGCTAAACAAATTGGATTTGCAATGGCAGCATTAAATAACAATTTAAGTTACGAGGCATTAAGGTCTCACAACAAATAAACTATGAAAGATTTTTTTGATAACACACGAGGATTAAGATTCATTCAATTCTCTTTAATTGTGGGGATAATCATTCTGGCTTCCAATAACATGGATGGTTGGGGTTGGTTAATGTTTGCTTTAATAATAACACTGTAATTAACCGTCAGCGATGGCATAAATTGATAAAGATGTTGGAAGGAATTAAAAGTGAACAATTAGATATAGCTTCTCATTTGAGAGAGGAGCGAGATGAACTGAAATACAGATTAGCGAGGTATGATGATTTTTGGGAATGGTTTGAAAATGAATACGGAGAAACAGAAGTTGAAGTATGGGATAAATTTGAGAAGCATGAAAATGAAAATAAGAGTGTAGAGGCGGTTAAATAAACTAAACAAAGGAATAACAATGGAATCTAAAATACCAACACTAATTGAATTCATCGGAACAACAAAGTTTGATGAACATGGATCAGGATATATTTGGGGTATTGATAAAAAAGGTGATCACCAAATGTTAGCTGATGTAAGAGCATGGGGTGCCATTCAAAATCTATTCAAGAATTCAAAAGGAGAAATTGATTTCGAAAAAGCGGAGAAATTTCAAGATGATCTTGGTAAATTCATTGCTGATGCAATGAATGAAAAGGTAAAAAAGGAATCACATCCAACACTACATATAAAAACTTTGATAGATAAATTCAAATCAGAAGAATTACCTGATGCTGAAGAACCATTCCATCATGAAGCAGAAATATGGGCAGGGATGCAAAGATTTATAACTTGGTTAAATATTCAAAATGAAAAAGAAAACAAATAAAACTGACTTGTCTTCACGCATGAGAGCGTATGAAGCATGTTATGATATAAAGGTACCAGCTAGAACTTATGTCATAATGAGACTTGATGGTAAAGGATTTAGCAAATACACACAGATGTTCAATAAACCATTTGATGATAATTTATCAAATGTAATGGATTTTGCTACAATCGAATTATGTAAATACTTAAATCCTAAGTTTGCTTATACTCAATCTGATGAAATCAGCTTGATGTTTACAGATATTGAAAACATTGAATCAGAGCTTATCTTTGATGGTAAGATTCAAAAGCTATGTAGTATTTCAGCATCAAAAGTAACAGCTGCTTTCAATAAGAAAATGCTTCAATTAATGGCTATGTTTAAATATAGCAAAGAAGAACTTGCAAGCAAGCTTATTAGTGGTGATTTTGCTGAGATTGATGCTGTATTTGATTCACGTGTTTATATCATCCCAGACTTCCGTGAAGTATCCAATTATTTTATCTGGAGACAACAAGACTGTACACGTAATAGTGTAAGCATGGCTAGTGATGCATATTTCCCACACAAGCAACTTGAAGGAAAATCAAGTAGTCAAAAGCAAGAGATGTTATTTTCTCAAAAGGGTATCAATTGGAATGACTATAAGACGAAGTATAAACGTGGAACGATCATCAAACGAAATATTGTAACATTAGATGGTGAAAATGGCATTCCAGTACAACGAGCCAAATGGTTACCAGATTATAATTCTCCGATATTTACAAAAGAAAAAGAATATCTTTACAATCTAATCCCGACTATCAAATAGTTGGGATTTTTACTTGCATCCTAGAGTATTAATTCGTAAATTTGTAAAAATAACAGGGATTTAAACTTAACAGATGACCTTTAAAAATTTATCAGAAGAGCAAAAAGAGTATATTAAAAAAGTATACCAAGAAATAACCGATATATCTTGGGAAAAAAAAGCTTTCATGTTGGGAGAAAAATTCGGAGTAAGTGAAAGAACGATTAGAAACTGGTGTTCTAAAAAACTTGGATTGAAAGAGAAAGTGGATGTTGAACCAGAACAATACGAACAAGCAAAACAACGTAAGTTCGATAAAACAAAAAATAGATTTATTATAACTTGGGGACAAAATAAAACAAAGGTTCACAAGAAATTCTATAACAATATGGAAGCCTATGCTAAAAAGATAGATGCTGATATTCATATTGTATTGGGCCGATATCGAAATCCAACAACAGTAGAAGAAGCTGGTAATGGTGAAGATTATTGGGTTGAAGAAGTACTTAAATATTCTGATGCTAGCAGACACAATATTCACAAGTATTGTTCTATCATGTCAGATATCAAGATTCAACCAACTGCAACCAATCCTATGAGTGGTATGCAAGGTATGAGTGGAATTAATTCATGTATCTTTGGTAGTCCTAAGGTTCAATTGGAAATGATTCCAGTACTTGATGGTAATAAGCCAAAGATGATGTTATCAACAGGAGCTGTTACCGTTTTAAATTACAGTGATTCAAAGTCTGGTAAAAAAGGTGAATTCCACCATACACTTGGTTTTTGTATTATTGAAATTAAAGACAATGAAGTATTCTTTGTTCGTCAAGTAACAGCTGATGATAAAACAGGAAATTTCAGTGATCTTTATTATCGTGTAGAAGATGGAAAAGTAAATAAGATTGAAAGTATTGAAGCAGTTATCTTTGGTGATATTCACTATGGTCATCATGATGAAAAAGTATTATCTTCTACAATGAAGATGCTTGAAAAGATAAAACCAAATCATGTTGTATTACACGATGTGTTTGATGGTAATTCCATTTCACACCATGAAATGAAAAATCCATTCATTCAATATGGTAAAGAGATCGCTGGTACCAATGATTTAGGGAAGGAACTTGATGTGATGATGGGTGGATTAAAAGCATTTGAGAAATTCAAAAATGTTGTTATAGTAAGAAGCAATCATGATGATTTCCTAGATAGATGGCTTATCAATGAAGATTGGAAGAAACAACCAACATACAAGAATTCTAGGCTTTATATGCAGCTCTCTGACACGTTATTGGAACAATATAGTAAAGATACACATAGAGTTGCTGGCGTAATTCCAGCGTTGATTAAACAACGTTATCCGAAGTTTATTACACTAGATCGAAGTTCATCATATAAAGTTAAAGGTGGATGGGAATTAGGACAGCATGGTGATATTGGTTCTAATGGAAGTAGAGGTTCATTGCTTCAATTCAGAAGACTTAATACCAAGATAGTTGTTGGCCATTATCACACACCAGGTCGTAAGGATGGAGCCTTAGCTGTCGGAACTTCTACAACAATGCGTGTTGGTTACAATCTTGGACCTAGTTCATGGTTACAATCGCACATCATTATCCATGAAGATGGTAGAGCACAACACATCAACTTCATAAACGGAGAATTTACTACATTTAAATAATATAAAAGAAATGACAACTAAAATTAATTATGAGAAAATGATAACTGAAGCTATTTTAGGAAATAGAATAGTATATGTTGAAAAACATAATGATGTTGTTTTCTATGCTAAAACTTTCAAAAATAAAGAAGAATTAATTAAATGGTATAATAATTCAGCTTCTGATTATACAGAAATGAAATACTTTACAGCAGTTGAGGCATATAAAAGAGCGTGTAATCAACTATTTATAACATACTTAGAAAAATTCGAAGAACCGTATGAATATGGAAATAAAATATTTACTGAAGATGAAGTGCAAAACATATTTAGAAATATGTCATCTTATGATGATGTAACAAAAAATATTAAAGTTGAAAATTTTTTTGATGGAATATATGAAGGTAATAAATTAATGTTACCAATTAATTTACCTTTACCTAGCAAAGTTGAAATACTTGAAATGATAGCATATGATGATTTTTCAGACCCATCTCTTGTTAAAGTGACTCGTGAAATTTATTAAATAAGTTGTTAATTTAAGAAAAAAGCTGTACCTTTGTAAAATGGGAAAAGAAATAGAACGTAGATTTTTAATGGGGAATTCCCCAATACCAATACCTGATGCACATGAAAAAATGCGTATCAAACAAGGGTATATTCACGTTGAGAAGGGCAAGCAAGTTCGAATTAGATTAACCAAATGGCATGATAAGGAATTTGCCAATGTATGTATAAAATATACAGCTAAACTGGTTCGTGATGAATTTGAATTCAGAGTTACTGAGCTTAAAGAGGCTAAGGATTTATACAAAAAATGCAAATGGACTCTAGAAAAGAAACGACTTAGTTTTAGTATTGGAAAAGAACACTACGATATTGATACTTATCCAAATGGGATGGTTGTTATCGAAGTGGAATTCAAGTCCATAAAAGATATGAAGAAATGGATCAAACCTAAATGGCTTGGTCAAGAAATAACAGGAATCAGCAAGTTCTCTAATATTGCACTTGCTAAGAAAAATTTGAAGTTTAAAAAGTAATGGATATTGTTATTGATTTTGATGGAACTGTCACTACACATGATTTTCCACGTATAGGAAAAGATATTGGT